GGTTGTGGTGGATGTTGCGACGAGCATTGCGTGTACGACCACTTAAATCCCCTAGCATCGACGAGGTTAGGATCACCGCGACGAACGTGAAGAAAGATAGGTGGCGAATCCATCGAATCCATAAGCTCCTTGACAGGAGCACTGATGGAATCATGGAACGTAAAGTCTCTAGCAATCTCGTCTTTGATGTTTGCAAAATACTTTTCGGTCTGGAAGAAACCAAACAGACTTACATCGTTGGGACACATTCTATGTAGTTCTTCATCAAAATGGAAATGTTTTTCCATTACTACAGGGGCATGGCCACGATCCAGAACGAATTGATTTCTTTGTCCTACTGATTCTAACGTGAAGGCACGATACAAACTGTAGTTATCAACACGTTTAACATCATCAGGTGGAATACAAAACTCATACCCACGCATTGCAGCGATACCTCTAACCGCTGCATATTGGAACATCTGGTTACCGAGTCGGCCCAAGTTCCCGATTTGATTAAAGGCTAGCATTCAACTGTTCTCCCCTGACTTTAAGATAATGCAAATTCGAATAATAACCAGCGAGTGTATCGCGGTCTTGATTTCTAATCCACTGCCAAAGTTTATCATTATCTTGGAACTTTGGATTGTGGTAATGAGAGTTAAATGTTCTACCATGTTCGAAGTGGTAGATATCATCAACAACCCTTCCAACTTTAAAGCCAAAAAGATTCAATCGATAATAAAACTCACAGTCTTCAGCACCCCAAGATAGGAACTCTTCGTTCCACATTCCCATGGATACTTCTACAGCCTTTTGAATCATTTGTCCCCACCCAATAGAGGATGGGATGCGTTGTTTACTATCCTTGAGAACTCCTAGATCAAAATCATTTCCATCGTGAGATGAAAGAAATTTATCTAAGAGTTCATCAGAATATGTAACGGCCCATTGATAGATACCACATCCAAAAGGATACACAGCATGTGATCCTTCTTTAACAATAGAGTGGTGTGCAAGTTCGTAACTATTCTTAGGCAAAACAACATCCACATCATGATTATAGATGATAGGAGTCTCTGCTGCACAACAAAGATCATTCAAGATCCTAGTCTTGTGGAATAGTTTTTCATCACTCTCCTCAAAGATATGAATCAGATTGTCAGTGTCACCGACATACTTTTCAATTCTAGGGAAAGCATATTCTTTGAAGACGGATTTAGTATCCTCTTCTTGAATCATTACTTTCGATTCAGGAAAGTTCTTCAGTAGATATGATACAGAAGTAATGACATTGCGAAGTCTATCTTCAGTTTCAATTCTACATGGCAGTAGAAATGTTACGTCTTTCATTGTTCAGGTGTTACAGGCGATGGGTCATTGTGCAGTTTCACCCATCTAGAAGGGATCATATCCTTCATATCATAATGAGCGTAGGCAGGACCAAACCAAGGATCGGGTGCAATGATAGGATTTTTTGGATCACGAATGAGCCATGCACCCCACCAAGACAGCGAACTATTAGCAATTATACCACCACTACAGAGAGACATCAAACATAAGTCGATGTAAGGTACAGACGCGCCATCTCCAAATACTTCATAAGAAGAATCGGAGAAGTGGAAGTTATCGCCTTGAAGCCAATCTTGTTTTTTGCACCAGTCGATCAAGTCAGAAACCACAATCACATTTAGATCCGCAAGTGGGAAATGCGTCAAGGCTTCTTTGTAGTATTCAGCCTTACACAGAGGATGATACTCTTGTACCATCTGGTAAGACCACTTTTCACCACGGCGACCTGTCAAACCAGGGCTTCCACGGCGAACATGAAGGAAGATGCACTTATCACGTCCTCCAAGACTATCAATAAACTCTTTACAGGGTTCAAGATAGCAGTTACGAAAAGTGAAATCATCTCTAATACTATCAGAGATGGCTTCAAAGTATTTTTCTGTTTGAAAATTACCTGAGAAGTTCGTATTATCCTCACATTCATTGAAGATCTTCTCATTGAAATGCATGTCACGATACTCAACTCTATTGGGAAGAAACTTCTCACTAGTGTTCTGACCGATCTTACAATTCGTTAGGTTAAATGCCTCAAACAAACCATAGTTATCAAGTCTGTCAGCATCAGGTCCAGGAATGTACCAATCAAACTTGCGGTTATGTGCAAGTCCTCTTAAGAAAGCATACTGGAACATTTGGTTACCGAGTCTACCCTCGTTACCAAGTCCTTGAAATGAAATAGCCATTATTTACTCCAATCTTGAATCACCCATCTCTCGGGCACAATGTCAGATGTGTCTAGATTTGACATTGCAGTACCAAACCATTTCTTAGGATCAGGTGCAATAATCTTTCCACGATCTTTCTGCAACCAAGCACCCCACCATGAGAATGAAGAGTTGGCGATAATGCCACCAGAACATAGAGACATCAAACACAGATCTACCTGAGGTAGAAGTGTGTTCTGCATCTTTCCAGTACCATCAATAGTTTTATATGTGTATCTCTCGTTCCCTTCGTTAAACATGAAGCGATCATCATCAAAGAAGGGTTCATTCTTACACCACTCAATGTCATCAGTGAATACAAAGCAAGGTGTATCTACTGGGAAGTGTGAGAGCGAATCCTGAAAATATCGTATCGGGAGGATGGGATGGTACTCCTCCCTTCCGATGTTGTCAGATTGGCGAATATGCAAGAAAATAGGAGGCCTATCCAGGCTACTAATAATATCTTTACAAGGATCGAGAAAATCTGATCTGAAGGTGAAGTCTTCACGGATCTGATCGGCGATGTGTCTGAAGTATTTCTCCGTTTGGAGATACGCATCAATATTAACACCATCCTTGGTGTTGAACAACGCTTCGTCAAAGTTGTGGTTGGATTCCGTAACACTTCTAGCGTTACAAATACCAAGGTTATCTGGTTTACAGTTAACCATTTCAAAGGTCTCAAAAAGACCGTAGTTGTCCTTATGATCTACATCATCGGATGGAATTTGCCAATGGTAACCATTGTAGGCAGCAATACCCCTAAGGGAGGCATACTGGAACATTTGATTACCCAGTCTGCCATTACTACCAAGTCTATTATAACTAATAGTCAAAGATCAATCCTCCACACGGTTTCATAAACTTCAGATGGATTGTTTACAAAGATAAGATTGTCATCACCATACTTATCACACAACTCATCTTCATATCGTTGTTTCACATCGTCGATTTCTTGAACGTAAACCTTATATCCCTTTTCAAGGAGGTCGGTTACCAGTCGGAATCTAGGACTCTCAACTACCATATCAGTGCCAATCTTATAAGAGATACTTTCGATGAAGAAAGGCAGATTATCTACGTTCTTTTCGATACAATAATTGCAGATAAAATCTGCATGTGCATCATTGAAATCGTCTGTTACTTGAGGAAGACTATACTTAAGACCAACTTGATCAGCATAGTGTCCTAATGCCCTATTGTCACGAGGCAAACATGGACCACCGAAGCCCAATCCGTAACGCAAGTATTTAGAACCGACTCTAGAGTCATCTCCTACAGCTTGAAGGATACTATCAATCTCTGAACCACATCCAGAATTGTACAAAATCTGACCCATCATATTGGCATAACTGATCTTGTAAGTAAGGAAACAGTTGACTCCAATTTTAGTAATCTCAGCAGCAGTGCGAGACATTCTATGAAACTTAACAGGAGTATCTTGAATGTCGTCAAAGATCCCTTCGATTAATTCAAATCCACGTCGATAGTTTTCTCCATACTCACCGCCGCAGAGAATCATATCTGCGGTTCTCATGTCTTTGATAATAGATCCCTGAGCAATAAACTCTGGATTATAATATACATTAATTCCACGACCTTCAAGACGTTTTTCTACTTCATCTGAATATCCTGGATTTGTAGTACATCCAATAACAAAGATCTTATTATCAAGAGATGGTGCTTTAATTAGATCTTCAACAACTTGATCCACATATGTAGAATCATAACTACCATCCTCAAGAGATGGCGTAGGAACAAATGTGAAGATGATATCAGAGTTTCTGATTACATCTTGATTGTTAGTTGTAGCACGAAGATTTTCAGAACGCATCAGAAGTTCTTCTACCTCTGGTTCGTTGCTGAAAATCTCCTTGTTATTGATCTGTTCAACATACTTAGATACCACATCGGATACCAATAGACTGTGACCAGACTCTTCACACAGTAGTGCAAAACAGATGCCAAGTCTACCCGCACCGATTACGCCGATACGCATTCTTTTTTTACCTCAAGTTTGTATGTAGGGATAGGATTCATTTTATGTTTGTTCTTGCAGTGGAAGTCATGAAGGACCCTAACTGCAGGACCAGTACCATGTTCCATGGCATATTCTAAATCTTCATAGGATGCACCGATCTGGTCCTCGTCAGTACGTCCATCATCCCACAGACCATCCGTGGGTTTTGCATCAATAATCTCAGAGATTACTCCAAAGGCTCTTCCCAGTTCTCGGACCTCTGTTTTGTAAAGATCGGCAATCGGAGCAATGTCAACGCCACCGTCACCGTACTTAGTATAAAAACCGACTCCATAATCTTCTACCTTATTACCAGTACCAACTACAATGCCATTTACAGATGCAGCAATCTGATAGAGAGTTACCATACGAAGTCTAGAACGAGTGTTTGCACATGCCATCTTATTGACAACATATTCCATACCACATTCCTTACCAATGGTCTCAGTAAACTTACCAAAAACATCAGACAAGTCTGCTTTCAGAACTGTCACATTTTTATAGTTCTTTTCTAACCAATACATGTGTGCATCAGAAAGAGTTTCTTGTGCATCATTCTGTTTGATCGGCATACCCACAACATAAGTTGGTAGACCAGTCTTTGCTGCAAGAGTTGATGATACGGCAGAATCAATTCCACCAGACACACCAACTACAAGTGATTCAATTTTATTGTCATTACAATATTTGCACATCCACGCAACGATATCGCAGGTGAGTGTAATGTAATCAGGAATTCGATTCATTGGGGAACTTTCTTGTTGCTAGAATAACGGTGTTTTCATAATCTTTGCCAACATCAAAGGTGTATTCTTCTCTGATCTTGTCTATGAAGTCATTATAGTGGAAATCATTAAAGTTGACAAGGTTGTAGATAATGTAAGCAAAATTAGCATTTGCAACCAACTTATCATAGTAATCCATTTGTACAGGTAAACTACACTCGGACAACGCATAGTTGCTGATGAAAAGATCGATGTCTTTGATCTCTTCATACTCAGTGCATGGAATACATTTTACCTTATCTTTGATATCTGGGAACTGATCGATGTACTTTCTTTGCAAAGCACTGACCTCTGGAAGGTCAATCAGAATGTACTCATCAAACTCACATACAGAACTAATAACTTTGCACAGTCCACCGTATCCGCCACCAACTTCTACAATTCTTTTAAGAGGAATATCCCCTACAAGGAATGCAATCTCAAAGGTGTTCTTAATGTATCTGGCAGTGGTAGGAGACATCCAACCAATCTCAGAATACAGTTGTAGATTTGGTTCACCTACACTATCATTCTCCTTAAACTTTTCGATGTTATCGAACAAGTCTTTCTCACTCATATCAGCAGCCATACTGAGATAGTTGGCTCCCTGTTCCTTCAGAACATGTTCAAGGATAGTAGTGTACTTGGGATTAGCTTTAAACTTTCTAAATGCCTCATCAGATTCTACTGCTTCAACACATGCAGCAAGATACTCCTCAGCGATTTGATCTTCTGCTTCCCAACCACTACGATCATTCTTTACTGCCTGTGCAGTCACATCAATAAATTCAGTGTTACTCATTTTAAGCTCCTAGTGGATCGATTCTCTGGTTTCTAAGTGGGTCTAGTTGTACAAAATAATTTTTGTACATATAATCTTCTGCAACTCTCATGTTAAGAGCAATCATAAAGTTCTCTTGAATCACATCTTTCTTGGATTCATAGTATTCTGGAGTTAACTTATCCCAAGGAATATTTTCCCAAGGTTGGTTCTGATCAAGAAAGATAATACCTTCATGATTAAAATATTGTGCAACCCCCGCAGTGCCATAATACACTGGAATGGTTCCACACGCAAAACAATCTGTCAACTTCTCAGTAAAGTAAGTTGGATAGTTTGCGTTCTCTACTGCAAAGGAGAACATATAATCTTTTATTGCATCGACCTTATCATCGAGAGGCAATTCATTGGGGAGTCCCCAACCAAATAGATCATCACCGCCACGTTCTTGGTAGAATTTTTCCACCACTCTAAGTCTACGGCGATGACCTTCGGTATATCCTTTGTTAGAGGCAACCATTGAGACGAGTTTACTCTTTGTATAAACATCTCTTTCCTTTACCCACGGAGCAGCATTACTCATGCAGTAAAGAAACTTACCATCCTCACCTACTTCTTCCGTAAGTCTTTGGTCACAGGTAAAAATACCATCAACCTTTGAAGCAACATAATCATAGTTATCTTCAATAAACTTATACTGATCAGGAATAATTTCCCTAGACTCTAGAAGCCAAATAAACTTAGGAAGATCTGTAGGATCCCTAAGTGCTTCAAGTGCCATATGATTTACATAGAGATTGACCAAACCAGATCCATCTCTTGTCCATCGAGTATAAACAGATCTATTACCAACTGAAGTAGATGGTTCTAGATCATCATTACAAATCAGATTAATCGGAAACTTTTTATCAGGTCCGAGGAAGGGAATATCAACTCCCTGAGGTGACCTCTTGGCCGCCTCAATGACCTGCCTCATTACGTCAGACATACTCTCCTTTCATGTCATTGAACACATTAGTAATACCATCCTGAATGGAAGTTTTTGCCTTCCAGAATCGGTTAATATATGTATCAGCTTCGTTCCTCTTATCTTTTTGAACTTCATCCTTAGAATTTGCAGGAGAGATCTTCACATCATGTCCCAATTTAGAGAACAGGAACTGAATAATCTCAGCAATTTCTAGGATAGTTGTCTGTTGGAATGAAGTGATATGGAGATTGTCATCGGGTCCAATCTCTTCATAGTTTTCCATGACTGCTTCAAGTGCTTCACAACAGTCTTCCGCATACAGAAACTCACGTTGTTCTGTACCATCAGTCAGCATAGAGATATCACCCTCTTCAAATCCTTTCTTGATGAAGTCGGTAATGACATGGGCTTTATCCATGTCTTTCTCAATGCCATAAACGTTCCAGAAGTGAACAATCTTGCCACCAAGAGACTTGGTATAAAGTTCACCAACACGTTTCATCACACCATAAGGAGAGTAACTCATGTTACTCATCTGAGATGATGCGAATACAAATTTCTTCTTGTACTTCGAAAGCAAACCAAAAGTATTTGCCATCAAACGAGCATTGTTATCAATAAAATTAAAAGTATGTTGATACTTTTTCAGATACCGAGAACCACCAACATCAAAGGCAAGAAAGAAACAAAAGTCGCAATCCATAATACACTTTTCGAGAAAAGGATTGGGAATCTTACCTAGATCTTCATGCTCACCATTGTTCTTATCAAACTCTTTCACCATATGTCCCTTACCGCGAAGGTATTCGGTCAGGTAAGCACCTACCTGACCCGAGGAACCAAGAACCAAAATATTCATTCTTTCCAAGTAACGCTATGTTTACCACCAAAGTTTACCAGACCAGTGCCACTCATGTGACCGACCTCAGTAACATCGAGTTTCTCTTCAGGAATCTCATCCCACATGTCCTGAACTTCAGGCCAACCAGGACCAATATCATCCAGAAGCATGATACCTTTCCATCCCACTTCGTTGAGGAATTCCATCATCTCAACTTCCTGAACGCCATCATGAGGATCAACGTCAATCATAATGATTGAGATGTTCTTCCAATCCAGAGTATCATCCGAACGGAAGTCTTGAATCTTCCAAGTGATGTTATCTTTCTGAATCTGACTTGCACCCTGTTCCATCAGGTCATAACTAATGACTTGATTCTTTTCATTGTAGGAAAGGGCAAGTGCAGAACCACCAGTACGAGTACCTACATCAAGGATAGTGGTGTTATTAAATTGTTTGGACAACCAAGCATACAAACGATACTCACTCTGACCAGCAGAGAGCCAATCATTTGAATTGATAGAAATAGATTCCAGAGCAGAAACATCAAGTTTCCGAACTGCATCCTTATCAATTTTAATAGTTTTCTTTCTTACAGTTGTAGCACTAGACATTTACAAGTTCCTTTTCAGTTGTTTTACGAGATTCAATTTGAGCAGAGATCCACTCATAGGTTTTACGGATACCTTCCTCAAGGGTTTGAGAATAATCCCAACCAAGTTTCTCACGAACAAGGTCGTTGTTGGAATTACGTCCACGGACACCAAGTGGTGCGTCGAGTTTATGTCTCTTTTGTACCACTTTGCCAGAGACTTTTGCAGCAGTCTCTACAAGCTGATTGATGGTTACCATCTCTTCAGATCCAATGTTTACTGGACCTTGGAACTCAGACTGCATCAACCTCCAAGTTGCTTCGATGCATTCATCAATGAACAGGAAGGAACGAGTCTGTAAGCCATCTCCCCACACCTCGATTGATCCACCTGTGATCGGGAGGAGAGCGACTTTGCGGCAGATTGCAGCTGGTGCTTTCTCTCTTCCACCGTCCCAGGTTCCCTCAGGACCAAAGATGTTGTGATAGCGAGCGACCCTAACAGGAATACCGTAATTACGGGAGTAAGTAAGATAGAGTCTCTCGGAGAATAATTTTTCCCACCCGTATTCAGAGTCGGGATTGGCGGGATATGCGGAGGATTCACGGCAATCAGGGTTGTCAGGATCTAATTGATTATGTTCTGGGTACATACAAGCAGAAGAACTATAGAAGATCTTCGTAGTATTCTTACCCATTCTATCATTATATTTCTGCACACAATCGAGAAGATTCAAATTGATAGATGCAGAGTTGTGCATGATGTCAGCATCATTTTCACCAGTAAAGATGAAACCTGCGCCTCCCATATCAGCAGCAAACTGATAGATCTCATCAAAAGGTTCGGTAAACTTCTCTTCAATACTATTATAGTAATTGCCAAGAACTCCTGCGAAGCGGATGCACCTCCTTACAGTTCCATAGTCTCTAAGATCAGCGACGATAAACTCGTCTGCTTCAGTCTTAGAAAACTCAGGTTCTTTGAGGTCTACACCACGCACCCAGTAACCTTCGGTCTTAAGTCTCTTAACCATGTGACTTCCAATAAAGCCACCCGCACCGAGAACCAGTGCAGTTTTTTGTCTTTCAGCCATAAGTGTTTGGATAGTGTAGCAGTTTATTTAGTATATCATTTAGACTGTATTTTGTCTAAAAATGGTGTGGGATTCCACCCCATTTCCCTTAGTACAACTGGGTTTGCTTTCAGAATATCTGGTTCTTTAGGAGTCCACTCTTGAATAGGAAGTTCGTTCTCACCAATCAAAGCATTTGCGAATTCCAACACAGATGTAGCTACTCCCGTACCCACGTCTACTACACCAGTATAGTCTGAATAGATTAATTTTTCAATAGCACTACAAACATCTTCAACGTGAACCCAATCTCTTTTGTGTCGTGTTAGATATCTTGCCGTTCCTTCTTGCAACATTCTATAGAGCATATCATCTCTACTTCCTTCCTCTGCCCATACGTTAAAGAACCTCATACCCACACTGTTGGGTGGTGCCATGACTTCATTGACCTTCTTGGTCATTACATATGGATTCCTCCACCACTCATAAACTCCTGCAGAACTGGCATACAATAGCCTGATTTCGTTCCTTCTACAGTAATCAAAGATAGGTTTAGTTTTTTCTACATTATTTTTCCAGAAAACTTCTGGTTTATCAATACTTTCTCTAAGTGCAGCAAATGCAGCAAGATGAACAACACAATCAAATGGTGGTGAGAATACTTTCTCGTACCTATCCCATTCACCAATGTCATCAGGAAAATCAAGCCCGTAAGTTTCGTGTCCTTTACGAGTCAAGGTTTCATAGACATGAGATCCAATAAAACCTTTATGTCCTGTGATTAAAATTTTCACTGACCAACCTCAGTTACCTTAGGATCTTCCTGAGAACCAGCAGTATTAGTGACTCGAAGTCCATTAACACCCTGCCACCATCCAGTGATGATGTATTTTCTACTCGCAGGAGGATTACCTCTATGTAGATGAGTAAAACTTGCAGGCCATATAACTACTCTACCTGCCTTGGGTTTCACTCTGATACCCTGATACAAATATTCTGTTTCCCCTGCATCAACATCGTTCAAATAAATCATCCACGCAAGAACTCTATCATGGACATTCCAATCAGTGTTCTCAGCGTGGAACATATGATAACCGCCACCTCTAGGTTCGGTAATTTGTAGAAGGGCAGCACTACTAACGTAGTTAAAACTAGAAAGATATGGAAAGGCAGAAATATAATTCAAAAGGCATGGTTCGAGTGCATTTGCATACAATGCACCCACAGCCGCATTATGAGAACTATCCAAAACAAGTTGTCTATCTTGGATACCAAAAGTATGTCTAGGAGAAACAAGGTGACTAGTGTCACCAATCTCCATCATTTTCTGACAAAAATCTTCAGGAACTACATTGTCGTAGATGCCAATGAAATCTGAGATTGTCACATTTAGATCGGAATCAGGTTCCAGATCCATTATTTCTTTGTCCATAAAATCCTTTTGCTCGCCACCTTATTTTAGGAATAAGGAAACCCGAGGGGTCGTAAGACCATCCCGACCAGGGCTGTTAGAGTCCTTCCGTGACTAAAATTTCAGGTGTAGATAATTGGTCCCGTAACCATATCTATCAGCGTATTGTTTAGTAGAATGTTTTTCACCAAATTCACCATCTAACATAAAGTTAAATGCAATACTATATCTTACAGGTCCATCTGATTTTGTGTTAATCGGATTGACCATGTGGCTCAGATGTGAAGGGAAAAGATACAACGTTCCTTCGTCAGGTGCGAATTGTTTCGCACAAGTATTGATGTCAGTAACATCGGAGATGTTTATTTCCCAATCATCTGTGCTCCAAGTGGGTCCACTTCTGAAGAATTGAATTTCCCCACCCTCATTTGGATCATTTACACGGGGATAAAATACCCCACTAAACAAAGCATTAGAATGCCAATGCTTAACAGCATAACACTGATCCTGATACCTATTACACCAAGAGGTGACACAATGTATCTTATGAATATTTCGGTCGATACTCAATACATCGTATAGGTAGACTTCTACTTCCTTCATAATCATGTCTCGGACTTTTTCCATGCCTGGAACATCCAAAACACTTTTAATTTGTGTCACAGATCCATTGGATCTGCCCAACTGATCAACATCCTGTCTCCATTCAAGTTCATCTAAGATGTTAACCATCTCAAAGAACTCTTTTGGCCTGAAAGGAAGTTGTGCCTCGTATAGAGGGGTAGGAAATAGTAAATGTAATTGCGCCATAGCTCCACCAGGGTTTTTAACGACTCTCCATGTCGTACACGTCACCCTTCACATAACAAGGAACGCCAGCTGGATCAAGCCATTTTGTGTACTCGAAGTCTTCAATAGCATAGTCCAGTTGAATACCATTGTCAAGAAGATACATGTCTTTGTACCTCCTAGTCCACTCATCGAACTTTTGAATTCGATAATCTGGCATTCCGTTGATTTCAAGAGTACCGCATTGAACGTAACGGTACGGATAACGTTCGAGAATTACATCCATTGTATTCAGTTTTAGGCTACTTCCACGCCTTCGAGATCGCGAACAAGGCAATCAAGAAGGATCTCATAATCATCTAGAGGTTCTCCTGAAAATTCATAACCTTCGTTTTGATAATAGCGAACTACTTTTTTATACAATTTAGGGTTCTTTACATCCAAATAAATTTCCCCAGTAGCAGCAAGACGAAGAGTTTCGATTTCTTTCTTGAACTTAGTAGTGACGGACATTTTCCCGTGAATGTTTACTGTTGAATTATAGGGGATAACCCTTATGAAGTCAACTCCCCTCTGAGTGATTGGTGTAGAGTTCTTCCCAATCGGCTTGGTCATCGTGGTCTAATTTTTCATCTTCCGCAACAGCAGAATAAGGTTCAATCACTCCCCTCTTTTGAAGAGGATCAACAAGTTCAGTCGGTGCAAGAATCACATCTCGTCCATCAGGACACATAATATGAAAGGTCTCTCCTTTTTCAGCCCTTTCAAAAATTTCATCGAAGTTCTTATCGAGTTCTTCTAAAGTAATCTGTTGCATAGAATTTAATAAAGAGTCGGGGTGATAGGATTCGAACCTACGGCCACTCGCTCCCAAAGCGAGTGCTCTACCAAGCTGAGCTACACCCCGTCAGTGTTCTTTGTATTTCTCTGGGTGTTTTTTAGAGTCGTGAATATAATACGCAAAAGGTATTAGAAGAGAGGTCCCCGCAATAGAACCAACTAGAGCGGGGTAGTGATGAACCACATTCATTGCAAAGTGTACGATGTGGACCATTATGGAATTCTCCTTAAGTTGAGAGGTACTCTAACATTCTTTCGGCAGATGATTCTTTGAAAGGATCATCCGACGCACCAGAAGGTTCTTTAAACCATGCAGTTGTAATCATATCGTCAATTACTACAGAATATCTCCAGCTTCTATCACCGAAACCAATGTAGTTCTTATTGATACGCATGTCTGCCCAGTTAGTAAATTCTAGGGCTCCATCTGGGATGTGTTTAATCTTCTTAATCTTCAAGTCTTTAAACCATGCATCCATTACAAATGCATCGTTTACGCTGAGACAATAGATTGCGTCTAGTTTACCAGCCTTTTTCAACTTTGCAAAAAGTTTTTCATATCCAGGCAAATGCTTGGAGGTACAGGTTGGTGTGAAGGCTCCTGGGATTGCAAAGACTACAACTCGCTTTCCTGCAAAAAGATCTTCAGCAGTCTTAGTTACAAATTCTCCATCCTCACGATACTGCCACGAAAGGGTTTTCGGAACAGTACGAATATCTGATCTGGGTGGTGCGTAATCCATTAGTAATCTAAAATTAACTTCAAACTATCTTATATATGCTCTATGCGGCACACTTATCTTCGACGCGATCCTCAATAGATTTGAGTTCGCCCTTAGTAGTATACAACAGTCTTTTTGTTTCTGTCAATACATAGAACCCTGTGATGGACTTTCCATCATCGGTCCAACCATAGGCTATAATCCTTTCATTTACATCATGATCATTCAAGAGTTTTGATGTGTGAAGGTAATGGTTGTACCTTTGGTGGAGATTGATCATCAGCGTACCTCAAAGTTTAATTTTCGAACTTTCCTTTTACGGCGTTCGTCTTGGTATTTTAGGTCACTTTGTGTGAGGATTCCATCACTTTTAACATTATCTTTAGATTTCCTAAACACAACTTTTCCTAAGTCTACAGCAGAAACCCTGTCGCCATTTACGGTTACCATGTTTGGGCAACCACAACAAGAGAATCTACCATTCATTTCTAATTCGGTGTTACAATCTTTACACCTTACATATTCCATATGTTTATCCTGTTAGGTTGACTGTTAGAGACAGTCGAGGTTCTTTAGATTCATGTACACAATGCACTGTTCCATAGGGAACCATAATCAAATCGCCAGGTCCATACTCTTTTGTTTCTTCACCGACCTGCCATAAACAAGATCCGTACAATGGTTTCACAATTACATGATAGTCGTGGTTGTGTGGAGGGAAACTAACCCTTCGACTGGTGCTACCCTTTGTGAAATACAAGTTAGCAACTGTCCGACTACCTTTCAAATCAAAGAGTCTACGATCAAGTTCTCTAAGTTCTTCAGTTAAATCAAGAATATCTGTGATGTGAGTAGTGAATCCCAAATCATAGATCTGTTTCCATTTATAAAAATCTAAGCAACCATCTCCGTCATAATAAGAATCAGAAACTCTTCCACAATGATTGATGCTTTCTAAAGATCCTCTTCCCCACCGTTTCTTGATCTGCAATAGATCAAACATTCTCTCCTCGGTGATGGGAATATCTATATTGTGAATTATTTCTGCACAGGCGTTGAGGTACTCCTCATCGTCAGGAGAAGTTACGAAAAACTGTTCATTCATATTTATCAAAATGATGGGAAATACTGGATTCGAACCAGTGACTTATTGCTTGTAAGGCAACCACTCTACCGCTGAGTTAATCTCCCAAGGCTCCCCCGCCAGGATTCGAACCTGGGACCAGACGATTAACAGTCGTCGGCTCTACCGCTGAGCTACAGAGGAATATGTGTTAATTATATGAGGAAACCCCTGTCATGGCAAGGGTGTCCACTCATATCCATAAGTCTTGGGATCTTCATTGATCATATCTTCAATAGTAAATTCAAGATTACTATCAGGATGTGACCATGGTTCGGTATGACCATTCATCATCTTCAAAAGACTTTTTGCCTTGTCACATTCAGTTCTATGATACTGTTCATGTTCGCGAAGTGACTTAATCAATACACTGTAGATGTCTTCTGCAGTGACTTCTTCTAAATTTAGAGCATCTAAAAGAAATTCTTCAAGTCTATTCAGAGAATAAGATGAATACTTCATTGATTTTCTTGTTTTTCAAGTTGATCAAATTCGTTAGCAATGTGCCATAGAGTATCTATAACACAATGATAACCTTGTTCCCACTCGTTTGGTTTAGCGGCAGTACGAAAAGGGGGGAAGTCCTTTACGATTGCACGGATGAGTCCGCCAGGAGTGTCATCATTGTACTGACTCTCCAAGATCCTCTTCGGTCTCTCCAGAGAAAATTCGTTTAGCATCTTTTGTTGAAAGCATAAAAGCAAAAACCCAAAGGATTCTATTCTTCTTCCCTACAACTTCATCCACTTCATGTTCAGCGTCAGAAACAATGTAGGAAAGTAGATCAGTGTCTTCAACATCCCATGGTTCACCATCTATGATAGTGACTCCGCCACCTTTTGGTTTACGGCTGATGATGTTGAAATGTACTGTAACTGTATCTTCCATCCATACAGGATCTATATGTCGGTGTACAGTTCCTCCTTCAAAGCTTATCTCTGTAATTATACCATCCAGACCAACGGGTGCAAAGCCATACTCTTCAATATCAAAAGTTCTTAAGATTCTATCTTGAATCCAGTATGCCTCTGCAGGATAATCAAAATCAGAAGGTGAACTAATGACCTGTCCTGTTTGAGGAATTACTAGAGGGGTAGCAAAACGAGTTGTGAGTTTGGTTCTTTCTTTTTTATTGGTATCCATTTTTGGATCCATAAAAATATCCCTCCCATAATTTGAGAGGGTCCATTCGTTAAGTTCGTCTCGTTCTGCTTCAGTAATAAAATCTTTGTATGCTTTGACTTTATCCAAACTAATCTCCTAGTGTATGCACCACAGGTTTTTCGTGCAAAAGAACGTTGTAAAGTTTAGGTTCTTGTGCGGCAGATACAGGTTGAAACTCAGATTCTGGGTCAAAACCTTCTTTACGAATTGCCTGATTAATCACAATGGATCCCTGTTCACCTGAAATAGAACGATGATACGTTCCAACAGGAATGACTAAAGCACCAGAGGTTCTGGTGAGGGAAACAATATGATACGGATACTTCCATTCAAAGTTAACTAACTCGAAAGTTCGTTCACCTTGAAGAACCCGATTGTTATCGATTTGATAGTAGTGTATATAGAATTGTTTGGCACCTACTACGTCATCTGGAGGTGAGATCGCAGGGCCCTCGTGACATACAAGATCAGAAGCGTTTGAATCTTCTACAGAGATATCATAAAAAATAACATCAGGAGTCTCGCGGAACACCCGATGTTTTTTGTATTGAACGTCACTCATTTATCTATGTCTAGTGGTAGATCTTGGGGGTTTTCCAATTCTACATCAAAGAGACAGGGATGGCACTCTTCTGCAATAAGATAATCAGAGCACTGATACAACCATTTCTCTGGTACGTCTTCACGTTTTTCTGCTTCTTCAATTACTAACGGATCATTTACCTCTAATTCAGTCAGTTGATCAAAAGTGAATGGCATATGATTTACGAAGTACATTTTCACAGCCATTTTCCTACCATCGACAGAATAATATCTGTACTGTTGTTCGATCTTAAGCTTATCCATGTGTTACCGATCACACACATTACTATTTACACAATAATTTGTAGGCAACAGTAACTCTTAGTTCCTCAAAGGATTCTGGAGGACCAATTGAGTGATGCGGAATGTATCCAGGGAACATAAGAGCAGAATTTTCTTCTGGTGTATGGATACCATAACCTTCGAAGTATGTCCCACTGACAGCATTCATGTAGATTAAAAATGTTCTGTCGTCTGGGTTCAGACTATCTTGATGAAGCGACCCATGTTGCCCGTAGGTCGTTCCATTAGCGTATATTCTATCAACTGTATACTTTTTTGTAAGTAACGGTCGTATCTTTTGTAGGAAGATGTCATAAAAGAATTCATCTTCTAATTCCATAACCCAAAAGGGTTTAGAATCCATCGTACTTCTATGTCCAAACTCCCATCTAGGAAGCATCAACAAAGATTTAGCTGTGTCCAACTCTTCCTCAGAAAAGAAGGCACTAAAAGAGCGGAATAGCGGATTCGAACCGCTGACATTCAACTTGGAAGGATGACGTTCTACCACTGAACTAATTCCGCAAGGCGTCTCAGGTAGGATTCGAACCTACGACCGACTGCTTAGAAGGCAGTTGCTCTAATCCACTGAGCTACTGAGACATGAGAGGAGGCCCGAAGGCCTCATTTTAATCTACTTCTACCAATATATCCTCTTCTTCTTCAATAAACTCTTTGAATTGACTATAGAACACACTCGCGTCCTCTAGACGATCTTCTTCAGCAAGTTGGTGTAGTTTGTCAATGAGCTGTTCAACGAAGTCACGATTCGGTGTTGTCGTCGCTGCATGTTCCATTGAAGTAATCCTTCCTGAAGTAACGGCTGAGAACATTAGAATTATAGTACGCGGGGGTCCCGTCGTCAAGCGCTTCGGTAAGCACATTATTTAGAAACAGTTGTCGTGTTTCTTCATAATTCACTTTACCAGGGGTCTCGTGAAGGGAAATGATCTCTCTTAGAAAAGAGGATTTGCCTCGTAAGTCAATAGCCTCTGTAAGCTCTGGACAACTGCCGTAGTATTTCTTCCAGTTACTTTCACTTGTAACTCTCCTCCGTCTTTTACCGTCCACCTTAGGTCTAGGCTTTCGTTTTTGCCAGAAATACTTTCTCCCAATATATTTACGTCCACTTTCGGTGTCCGTGATTCTGTAGACAAAACCGTAGCTGTCGCCAATGTGGCAAGACTCAAAGATGTCACCATTGTACAGCCAAGGGTTATCGTAGGTTGGTTCTTCAGGGCACTTTTCCACACCCTCCGAATTCCCAGATTCGGAATTTTGATTCTTCTCATTCAAGTCATATCAAAGTAACTCTAGAGTATATAGGAGCGTCCCATGAACCCTAGCAGAGTTAGTTTAACCGCCAAACCGCGGCGTGTCAATCTTTTTTCTTTTTCTTGACATCCATGATGGCACCCTTGCCATACTTCTTCTCAATATCTCCCTTTACGATATCCAGAGCGGAAGGGCCGTCCTTCTTCTTGGGCATTGGTTTGGGTTGAGTACCACCAGACCTTGCAATACCACGACGGCTACCTGCGGATCTATATCCAGAACCATACATCTCAAGTTTGCGATCACGCATACGATCGTACCCTTCCTCTGAGAGAATGTCCTTTCTCCAATCAGAGAGTTCTTCTTTCTTCAGGTTTGCCTTACGATACTGGAGATCGGCACGGGTGCCACGATCCATCTTACCCTGAGACTTGGGCTTGGTCTTACCACCTACATCAGGTTGCATACCAGGATTTGCTGCCTTGACTCTGCGACCGTGGGTGTATTCAGCACCAGATCTCTTAGAGTCACCAGAGATCATCTTACCACCTTGAGAACGAGAGTCAGCATACTCTTTGTCAGACTGACCGTGCTTACCCTTGTAGAGTTCTTCTACGTTCTCAACTTCTTCTTTGTTAGTCTTTTCTTTCTCGATACGAGCAGACATCTTTCTGATCGCATCGATACTCATGTTACCAATACCTGTGAATCCATCCTTAGAAGGATCAGGTTGTTTCTTGGTGTCATCCTTGGAAGCACCAGCGGCGCGAGCAGCACGGCGATTCTCCTGCAAATCAAACGACTCAACTGCTTCAAAAACAATCTCTCTAGATTCCCAGAGATTATTTTCTTTAATATATGTCTCAATTAATTCTTCTTTTTCCCATCTCGTGATATCATAACCACCTTCGGAGATGGTTTCCATCCACTTGGTAAATTTTTCGAGGTGATGATCTCTCAGATCATCCTTATACTCCTCATAAGCAGCACGATATCGTCCCCTTACCATAGATTCGGGCGCGTTCGCGTGATCTCCACCCTGGGCAGCCTTCGGTTCCCCTTGTGGATTCATTTTACCAGTCATACCTTCAGCATCCTTTGGAGGGGATGTAAGGTCCTTTCTCTGATAGATCGACTTATATGCTTCGGAGAGATGGTCGGTCATCATGTAAAACATAGAGATTTCATACCTATTTATTAGATCAATAAATAGAAGCGAAGGGCCCTTATACTGAATAATAAATGGCTAGACAGGGAATATTCACTGGATTTACGCCGAATGATGGTCTGGGAGATTCCCTCGCATCTGGTGCAGTAAAAGTAAACGCCAATTTCCAAGAGATCTATGACACTTTTGGAGACGGTACAAACCTAGATGCCAACGCGGGTGCAGGCGGTACTTGGTCAAAGGCTGGTATTAATGGTATTACCACTAACAAGTACGTCGGCATCGGAACGGACGCTCCTAGATCCGCATTGGATATTGAAGGTGATGTAAATATCGTCGGTGTTGCAACTGGTACATTCAAAGGAGACGGATCAGGTCTTACAGGTGTTACTGCAATCGGTCAAGGTGTTGTCTTAAAAGATGACGGCGTATTGATCGGTGTTGCACAAAGTATTAACTTTACAAATAGAATTAAGGTAGGTAATGTCTTCGGTGGAAACGCAGAGGTTTTCGCAGAAGACTATGTTTCATATGCAAACGTTGCAGGTTTCGCAACTTACTCACCTGTTGCTGGTTACTCTACAATCACAGACTATGCAACTAATGCAGGAGTCGCAACCTACGCTGTCTCTGCGGGGATTGTAACCTTCGCCACACGCGCTGGCATCGTTACCTATTCAGGTGCTTCGGGAGTCGCCACCTACGCAGGAGAGGCGTCCTACGCACCTCTGGCAGGTCTCTCCTCATACACACCACTTGCGGGTCTCTCGACCATGGCAGGGTACGCCCACACCGCAGGCATTGCGACTGTGGCGTCTAACCTGACAGGTACTCCTTCAATCGTAATTGATAACATCAACTCTGCGATTGGTATCGTAACGATGCCAGGTCAAGGCAGTAAGATGCGTTTTGACTTTGACTCTACTCTTGATATGCCAGCTGCGGCATCATGGAGAGGGATGTTTGCCTTCGCAAACAACTCACAACAAGCATACGTCTCTTATGGTACTACCGTTGGTGGATACCAAGGTTGGAGAAGAATGCTCGTTGAGGACCAATACGGTAACTATCAGACCTCAGGTATCTTAACTGCATCCACATTCTTCGGTGATGGTTCTGGTCTTACAAATCTCCCTGCTGCGAGTAACATTTGGACACAGAATGGAACTGGTATTCATACCATGTCCAATGTTGGTATTGGAACAACCAATGCTGAGGAACAACTGACTGTCCGTGGCAACCTCAAGATGTACGGGCAGATCGATGCGACTGCAACTAACAACAAAATCCCATTCCTTTATACAACATACAATCAACTTCAAGTAACCAGTCCAACTGATTACCATGGTGCGATTGGTCATGTACATGAGTATGGAAATCTATACTTTGCTCATGCAGGTGCATGGGTAGAACTCGTACACAGAGCAGCAGATAGAACTGTAGGTACATCCACAGACAACTATGTCGTTGGTGTTCTTACTGCAACCACACTGTATGGTGATGGTTCTAACCTGACTGGAGTAAGTGGTGGAATCGGATCAAACGGCAGTATCAATACAACTGGTATCATTACTGCTGGTCAATTCGTTGGTGATGGTTCTGGACTGACTGGTGTCACTGCAACAGGTTCTGGTGTTGTCATTCAAGAAGAAGGTTCGAATGTCGGCACAGCAGCAACACTTAATTTCGTTGGTGCTGCAGTAACAGCGACTCTCTCTGGTGGTGTTGCAACAATCGCAATCACAGACACTCAAGGTAGTGGCGGTGGTGCATCAACATCGTTTGCAGATAACGTTGGACTGAACTTCGGTGATGGTAACGACTTAGAAATCAAACATAATGGTGATAGTTTCATTACCGATAAAGGTAGTGGTCAACTTTACATCACAGGTAACTCTGTAGTTCTCAGATATGGAGATAACGTCTCTGCTTCCACCTGTTTAGAAACTAAAGCAAACGGAAGCGTTCAAGTTTCTGGTATTCTTTCTGCAACTGGTGGTTATCGAGGTGACCTTTGGGTTGAAGAATCTGTTGATGATAATGCAACATACAATGTTATGTTGCTTGGTGAGTCTGGTGGCGGTAATGCCTACAGACCAGCGATGGTTGACAATAGTGGTTTGACCTTTAATCCAGGCACAAACACTCTTGCTTGTCAAATCTTCCAAGGTGGGACAAATGCAAGTGATCTCTACACAGGTACAATTCCTGATGCAAGATTCCCTTCCATCCTTCCTGCCGTTGATGGTTCTCAGTTAACCAACTTACCTAGTAGTGGTGGAGGTGGCACTGTAGGACTCGGAAGTACCACTCAAAACATCAATACTACTGGTATCATCACCGCTTCAAGTTTTGTTGGTGATGGTTCTGGACTGACTGGAGTTACTGCAGTTGGATCTGGTATTGAGATTAAAGATGATAATGTTCTGGTTGGTGTTGCAGCAACAGTTAACTTCGGAGAAGGCATTGATGTATCGCCAGTATCTGCAGGTGTTGTTACTGTTACCAGTGCGGGAGCTCTTGCGGGAGTTTCAACGTTCACTGCAATTGCAGGAACAGCACAAGTGATTGATTCTTTCTCGGCGTCTTCTTACTCTGGTGGTGAATACACATTCACTGTTGGATTGGGAACATACAGACAAATGCAGAAACTTATGATTATGCATGATGGAACAACAGCGTTCTATCAAGAGTTTGCGATTATGTCTTCACCAACATTGATTGGTGAGTTCTCGGCTACTAATAACTCGGGAACTATTGAAGTAAAACTCACTCCAGAAACAGGAATATCTGGAACTACTACATGTCGTTACACTAAAAACTTACTGGCGGGGATCTGATCAATGAGTATTAGCACAGAAAAAATTAACGTTCTCGATAGGACTAACCTTACAGTCGTTCCAGAAGGAACAGGTGAAAAAGAATATTTTGTTGGGTGCTATACTAAGGAAGACTGGGAACACATCCATAAAGTTTTACTGGAAGATGGGACACTGGAAGACAATATTCCACCTGGCGCTAAAGTATGTGAGTATGAATGTGGACATAGTGATACGAGAGCATCCTACATGCTTGATGATGCAGAGGCAGCTGCACTGCGTAATCATCCCAGAGTAAAATATGTGAATCTAAATTATGATACTTATGCAGGAACCTTCCATCCCGACCCAGATGATCTTAACTGTGACGTACAGAGACTACCTAGATTCCAAAAAAATGTTTTAAATTATAGAGCATTTAATGAAGCTCCAGCAACACCTAGTCGTTTCAGGGTCAGCTTAGGTTCTACTGATCTTAATAGAACTGGTTATCAACTCCTAAGACATACTCAAAAAGAAAATCCATGGGATGCAACAGGTGCCGAGTATGCTGGTGGAACCAGATCGGGAGCTGATCACCAAATTCTTGAAAGAGATATCTATCAACTCGGTGATGGAACTGGTGTAGACGCCATTGTAAATGATGATGGTTTCTTTATTGCACACCCAGAATTTGTCAACTGTTCAACGGATCCAGTAGGATACCAAACAGGAAATCCATTAACATGGAGTGGCATCTCTAGTACACCAGGCACATGTGGTGTTCTAGACGTTGTTCTCGATGCACCTTATTATATTGACCCAACCTTTTTCGATAACAATCCATCTCTATTAACACAACGTTGGGATGGAACAACAGTTCCTATTGAATCTGCAGCAAGATCTTGGTGGTCTGATTCTACTCAAAGATCGGCAGGATTCTCTACTATTGGTACAGTATCTGGTATTAGTACCTCTTACACAAGAGCATATTGTAACGGTAGTAATACTGACAGACCAACCAATAGTTCCAACCATGGCACACAATGTGCTGGACAAGTATTTGGTAAAAACTATGGTGTTGCTTACAACTGCAACAAATGGGTATTGAATGGCATTGGTAATGGAAATGCTGGAATCAATGGTGGAATTTTTGATATTCAAAAACTGTTCCACTTATACAAACCAAACTACGATAGACACTCTGCAAATAACGGAAACCAACAAAGAACGGATGGTAAAAACCCAACACTCTCAGCTAATAGTTGGGGGTATAGAAGTGACAGTCATGATAATGGTGGATACTATTGGTATAGACCAGAAACAATAGATGGATCAATTGAAGGTACAGGATACACTGGTGGTACTGGCGAACCAGCTTTCTTTGAAATTGTGGGACAAGAAGGTGATGGTGGTAGAATGAAAGGTGAAATGGTAGATAGTTCTGTCACTCAAGCAGGACTAGAGTTAGCAGAAGCAGGAGTTATTTGGGTTGTTGCTGCAGGAAACTCTGGACAAACTCAAACAAGACCTGAAGATCCAGACTTTAATAGTTACTGGGCCACAACTAGTCAAGGTAACAGTGTTGCCTTATCAAATGCAACTCATACTGAATTTGGATTGACATGTTATAACACTATCAATAGAAGAGGATGGCCACAGTCATTAGGTAAAACTACATCTGGTTTATCTACTGCTGGAACTGAATATCCAGCAATCAATGTAGGTGCATTGGACGATCAAATATCCTTAGGTGGAAGAAGTTCAAATAATATCAATCCAACAATCAACAATACGGATTATAAAGAATGTATCGTATCCTATTCTGACAGGGGAACTGGTATTGATGTTTATGGTGCTGCTGATGATACTATCACAGCAGATGGTTATCAATTCCGCACTACAAGCACTGCTTGGGAACACCCAGAACAATACACTGGTCTTACTGAACCAGCTCTTGATATAGATTTTGGAGGAACTAGTTCTGCATGTCCTACTGTATCTGGATGGTTGACAACTAAATTACAGTATAATAGAGGTTGGACTTGGAGAGATATTAAAGCATGGTTGCAGAATTCTTGTGGAACACAAGACCCATCAAGATTCTACTATGGTCCAGATGTTACTGGAATCTCAAGCACAAACACTTCTTGGGATGACTTCCACTCCCTCAACATGTATGGTCAAGGCCCAGTTGTTATCTGGGATGCACCAACAGGTTCACCCACAGAACCACAAAGACCCGAATTGACCTTCGGTTCTGAATAATAAATAATAGTAAAAGGCGTCATTAAAAATGGGATCTAAGTCTTTCGGAATAAAACAGATGGGTATTGTCGGAGCAGGCAATACCTCTGTCCTCGGATCTAATGCTGATCTAAAACTGAACGCTACTGGACAGGTTGCAATCACCACCAACACTACTGTTTCTGGTGTAGTAACTGCAACAGCCTTTGTAGGTGATGGATCTGCATTAACCAATCTCCCAGGCGGAGGAGGCGGAGGTAGTTATGGTAACTCTGATGTTGATACACATCTCAATACCAGCAGTGCTTCTTCTGGGGAGATCCTAAGTTGGAATGGAAGTGACTATGACTGGGTTGCTGATCAGACTGGAGGTGGTAGTGTACCTGAAAACCTTACTGCAACAACTTTAAACGTTTCTGGAATTACAACTTCTGGTAGTTTTGTTACTGATCTCATTACAGCAGATGGAACTGGTAGAGGATTCTGTACCAGATATTATGTGACTGCAAACGGTGCTTCTGCATATCGTTTTGCTGGTCCTGGCCAAAGAAATAGTGTAGACAATCCAACTCTCTATTTGATGAGAGGATTTACATACATGTTTGAGAACTCTACTGGTTCTTCACACCCATTCCGTATTCAATTCACAGGAACAAGTACAGGTGTTGGAACATATGTCAGTGGAGATCAGAACGGAATACAGATATTCACAATCCCCCATGACGCACCAGCAAGTTATGAATATGTGTGTACCATCCATGGTGGTATGAAAGGTTCTTTCGTAATCCCTAGTTAATAATATGTCACCACTAGCATTTGGAATGGGAAAATCAAGGGGAACTCCCTTTGATGAGGCTATATTCTATAGTAATCACCTAGTCTTTAACTTCAATTGGACCAATGGTCGTGACCTTGACATCATTGTCGAGTTCTTAGAACCCACTTTCTCTGGTCAATTGGGAGAAAGAAAGGGAGATACTATCGGTATTGGGACAACAGCCACTTTCATACAATTTGGCGGAGATACATCTGATGATGAAAATTGTATGTCTCAATCCATTGTTGTCAACTTGGACACAATTAGAAACAACTTAACATTACCTAACAATAGAGTCATTATTGATCTTCGAGCAACGTGGTTCTCTGAGATTGGTACTGACCCAATCATCATTGATTGTGATGGATATGTAGGTGGCACAATGCTTTTGGATGGTGAAACACCAAATGTGGATTGTAAGGGATTCTCTAACCCAACTGCTACCGATACATATATGGGATTCCGATCAACGGCAGGTAAAAGTATAAACTATACTAATAGGGAAGACTCGGGTGCCAGACTAGCGAGAGCGATCGTTGACTTCTCTACATATAACCTAACGTTCATTGAGGACAGCTAAATAATATGTCAACTTACTAAATAAGCGCAGAGGTCCCCCTAGGAAATCTGTATGAAAAAACTATTGCCTCTTATTATGCTTCTGATGGCGGCACCAGCAAATGCCGATATTGTACATAGATTGTCAACGTCAACACAATTAACTGTTGATGCGGCAGCGTCCCAAGCCACAAGACTTGGATCAACTTATTCGGTATCTGGTAACAATATTTCAGTAACCAGTAATGGATCCTTTGGTGGTTTGACTGCACCTAGCAGTGCAACTGCAGCGGCTACACAAATCCAGGGTGCTTACGAACAGAAAGTTGACGGCTCAGCCTTCAGTTTTACAGAATCATTTACTTACGGCGATGCAATTCCTTCTGGTACTACTGTAACTTCAGGTGTTGTACCTAGTTTGCCTTCGTTTGGTTCAGTTACTACTTCCTCTGGCGGCGTAGCTGGAACATTGGCTGGTACAATTACATCAGCAGGAGCAATCACACTAACAGCTGGCGGCGCAGGCACTAGTGCCACTGGCCAATTCGTTTCTGAAGTTACCGTGAAATAGGTAATTGAAGAATCAACACGAGGTTCGAAATGATCCGTTTTGGAAGGACAATTTGGTATACTGCAATGAGTGTGGTGGCAATCCTAAGTACAGGTGCCACCGCCCTGGCAGTCCCCGTTGTGCCAAACTTCACACAGGGCTCGATGACGAGCCGCACGGAAACTAACTCAACCGTGACTGAGACTATTAATTCTATTGACTATAGGACAGGATGGGAATACACAGTGACAGGCGTGGGAGTGGACAACAATGGTTCACCCCTAAATCCGCCAGTGAATACATCAACGGTGACGGTAACAGCCGCACCAACAACAGCGTCGGACGGAGGAACAGTAACAGGTTCCGTAACAAGTTCGTTCGACTCATTAGATCTATCGAACAACGGTTCGTTTACAATAACAAATCCTGGTGGCCACTTCCAGTTCACTCAGAGCTACATGGGGCCAGGCATGACGAACCAAACAATAATCCAGCGCGTTACCACCATCGAGAGCGTAACAGACACAACGTCAACGTTCACACAATAGGTAATGCAACAAAAAGAACGGCCGCTATTATCCTGGGTGGTGTTACTATCTTTGGTAGCACTCCTGTTTTGGCTGAATCGGTAGGTGGTGTATCTGCAACAGCCAATCCGATCGCTAATAGTTCTGGCTCGGTGACCAACCAAGCTATTCAGGTTTTACAGGGCCCATATATTACTAACACATATGGCGGTGGAGTTCAGTGTCAAGGAAGCACATTGAACATCACCCCATATATCCAGTATGCTGATTCATGGAAGGATCCATGGGAGGACTTCTATATGGAGCCTCAATACGACATGAGAGACTTCGGTGGTAGAACGATTACTATAGAAAAACAAGTAGTCAATCAACCATGGGAAAGTTGGTATGATACCAACTATGCTATAGGAGAAACAATAACTATCGAAGTAGAAGAGGATGTTGCGGATGGCGTGCCTGATAATCCTGGCGACATCATCTGGCATAAGCCAGTTCGCACAGATATGAAGTCAAACAATAGTTTGAACCTTGGTCTTTCTGCAACATGGAGTATTCCCATGAATAGGAAGTTCCAGAAACAATGTCACGAAGCAGCGGCAGCACAAATCTCTCAGGTGCAACAATTGACTGCCAATAAACGCCTTGATTTTGAGATAGCCAGGTTGAAAAATTGTGGCGAATTGATGAAGGCTGGCATCATGTTCCATCCCAAGAGCCCCTATGCGGTCATATGTGCTGACGTGGTAGTCACAACTCCTGCAGGACAACTGGTTCCACATACACACAATATTCCTAGACCAAATCCTCTCGATAAACCAGTTATCTCTGGAGATGCTACTTCTTTAGGGTCTTTCTCAATTCCCTAATGGCTCTATTGCGATCTCTCTGAGCCATTTGTCTTTCGAATAGACTTAGTTTCTTATCTTCTTTACCTAATTTCTTCTTCACAGCACCAATTACCTTCTTCACAGTCGGTTTGACAACCTTTAGAAGAAGATCAGCAAGAGGTTTTGCAAGCAGTGCAGATGTAGTAGCGACCACGGCAATCGTTGCTGTTGTAGATACAACGTTTGCGGCAGGCAGAAATTTCTCCACTACTGTTACAGGTTCCCATAAGGTAATACATTCAGTTTTACCTACGTTCCATTCATATCCTGCAACCTTTTCATCACCACTCTGACTTAAATCACCAACCCTTCTGGCATTGTCAGGAGGGCATTTTTTTTCTGCGGTCTCTGCCCCGCCCGCATTAGGTGGTTTAGGGGGTTCAGGCACTGGAGGGGGTTCCATATTGAGAGCCTCTGCCTCAGGTGCTTCAGGAGTGGGATATGTATATACCATACCATATGGATTGTAATCAGGTGGATTATAATAGGGAGCTCCACCATCACACAAAGTGATTGTACCTTCGGGATCATCTTGAGGAAGGACTTTGTTCTTACTACGTTGTCTAGCGTTCTCTTTATGTACGTTTACACAACCAGGGATATTTACAACAGGCGTTCCTATTGTAGTAACAACTGGAACTACAGGTGGAATTGCCTGAGGAGGTTGGGTCAAAACTGTCCCAATAGAATCCACATCCAGACTCTTAGAATCTAGATCTCTTGGAATGTTCCAAAGATGTGGACCATATACTTTAATTTCACGAATACCCGACGAGGGTAAAGATATATCAGGGATTTCCATTTGGATTGGTTTTCAACTGTGGAGTAACCGTAGTCTGAGTTGGCATCTGATAATACAGTTGTCTATAGACTTCTTCCTTAACTAGTTCTCGTATCTCTTCTACTCTCTGCACTTCTCTTTTTTCTGGACCACCAGTTACATTATCAATCACAGCGTTACCACCAACAGTGGCTCCACCTGCAACAGCAACCACCGCACCAGCTGTAGTAATTTGTTTTTGAAATGGGAAACTCATTAGTCTTTCCAACCCCCAGCCTTCAACCAATCTTCATAGTAAGGATTTTTCCATCCATCACTAATATTATAGGATGGCATTACAACTTCTTTGATGTATCTACGATTTTCTTTTGCGATGTTGAGACTCTGAGTCTCTAAGTTTTTCACTCTACCATCTACTTGGGATGCCCACCATACGGCACCAGCACCCTGAACAAGTAGAAAAGATACAATAGCAAATGGAATTTTAAGGTCTTTCATTTTTCTTCAAAGTATTTGTTAATAACTTCTAGTCGTTCTTCTTCCTTTGCAATCAAATCAATTTGATCTTGAATTGCACCAAGAACATCTGGATGTTCACCAATACCAACAGGATTGGCAAGGTAAACCTCAACATTCATCTTTGCTTTTTTAATGTTCCCAATGGCAAGTGCCTTGAGAGCTTCTAACATTTCTCTTCTCATAATTTTACTCAATAAGTGTACCGCGAGATCTACGAAGTTGTCGTAGTTCTTCAAAATCTTTCTTTTTAGTACCACCATCATATGGCCAAGCGTAACCTTCGCCAATCATTTCTTCATTCAGTGATACTTTTTCGTCTCCTATGTACAACCAACCGAGGAGGCGACCATACTTGCCGACACCACCAACAAGCTCAGTACGGATAACAAGATCATCATCCCCAGCAATGGCGCTATTAAGTTTTTCCTTAAGCCAATTCGTCGCATCGATTCCTAATGCTTTTTCTTCCTTGTCCCTCGTCCTCTTCTCTGGCGTATCAACTCCTGCAACTCTAACTCTTTCTTTCTTGTATAGATCAAACCCGAGATCAATAGTAACGTCAATAGTATCGCCATCAACTACCCTGTTGATCTTGATCACTCGGAAGTTGTAACAACTCTTCCGACTTGGGGGTGTCATCGCTCCCATGTTCTAGTTCCTCAAATGCAAGTTTCATAATAGTATATATGTAATATACAACGCCCATTAGGAGTATGATAAGTATCCAGACTATACTCCAAGTTACATCATTGAAATCATTTAGGGGGCGGAGAACTAGGTTCATCGAAGTTGTATGAAATACTTATATTATCTAGTCCCTCAACTTCACTTGGTTCAGTCTTTATGTTCAATTCATTAATTTTTCGATCCATCCAGTCACTACTGGATTCTTCCTCTTCCCATTGTTCAAGAATGTCTTCTACTTGTTGATCAACGGATGCCATTTCCATCTGTACTTTTCCAGCAATCCACTTGATCCACAACCATTCTATAAAACCTAATGCAAGGTGTCTGACAACTGGATTTTGTTTATTCGCCCATCGTTTACTCTTGGTGTACCAGTTGTCTTCTCCACCCCAAGTGTATTCAAACTTATGTTCGATTTTCATTTTCTGAATACTCCGAATTTAGCAAGTATGTAAACCGTAAGTGATGTCCAAAAAATAATCTCTAGTGCTATGTTCATTAAATACCTAGAATTTTTCGTTGTCTATTGAAATAGTCATGCAACAGCCAAGAACTGCTGTTCATTTTGTCTGTTCCACCGACTCCGTATAAAAACTCTACCCTTGGATTGTCTTTAAATTTTTCAACCTCAGGAGTATTGTCTTTACCTCTATCCCCACCGTTAGCAAATACCACGGTTTCTGCAATATCTAGGCAAGTATCGATTGCACCACAGGCAGATCCCTTTTCGTCGTAAGGAACTGTAATAACTGCGTCAACCATATCCAAATGTCTGATTATCTCAGCACGTTCTTTCCAGTCTTGGAAGTATTGTCCCTTCTTATCCTTCAACCACTCGTTTGTATTCAAACCCACTACCAAATAGTTAGTAAGTTCTCTAGCCCTCTTAAAGTATGCAATATGGCCACTATGAATTGGGTCAAATCCACCAGTAACCAGAGTAATGATTCTCTTTTTATGATCCATAGTTAATCCTCCTGCTTCCATACTAATTGGTATGCCATCTTGTCTCTTAACAAGTTGACTCGTTCATCATCGTACTTTGTGAACTCTCCTTTCTTCTCTACTTTTTTATAATAATGCAGAGCATTAAGAATAATTGTATAATCTTCCATTGATAAAGTAAAGTTCATAACAATTTCTTTAATAATTCGTAAGTTTGTTGCCAATTTTCTACGTTATATGATGTCCCACCCATAATTTCAATTCCCTGAGAAATTGGATAATCATTTTGGCCAGGTTCCATCATATCGCCGAAGAAATATAACTTATCTAGGGTAGAAAAATCATGAAGAATCATAGACTTATTGTATCCTTTAGGTGCCAGATCCAGTCCTGTCTGACCTCCAACTTGTACCTCTAGATCATCAAACTTTTCTTTTAATCTAGATGCAATATTCTTTCTCTCATTATATTTTTTATCCCACTTTACATATTCATCCCTATGCCACCCTGGAGCAACACCACGACCAAGAATACTAAAGTTAAGTCCGCCTGGTCTATACTCTAAGTGCAATCCATTTCTAAGAGGAAAGTCACTGGAATTCAATTCCTCTTCGAGATACGTTTTAAGGTTTTCTGGAACCTTCCACTCAATTCTTCGAATGGAGTTGTCAGCTTCGTACACATCCGTACCAGAGCAATTGTAAACTCGGATACATGCATCGTAGATCTCCTTTCCTACTTGTTCTAAAGTCTTTTGTCTGTCACTGCCTGTGACCAAATAAACAAAATGATCCTGACAAAATTGCAAAAAGAATTTTGCAAACTCAGGATCAATTGATTTTCTACTAGGAGTTAATGTACCATCGACATCAAAAATAAATTTATTGTGTTTCAAGCTCATCACATGCATCATTCATCATTGTAGCAATTTCACCGCCGACATCTGCACCAGTATCCTGACCCAACATAACTGCCCAACCAGATGCCAACCAACCTATGTAGGGGATTCCAGAGAGTGCAGGTGCGGCAGTAGCACTAGCAATACTAGCACCCACCATTCTTCCTGTTGATTCTCCAGCGCCCTCCGCTTTGATGCATTCTAGGTTGGCGGCAGATAACTTTCCCTCAGTATTTCCCCCAAGATGGCGACTACCATCCATGGTGTACTGTTCCTGAGTCACAATATTGGATTTTCCACCAATGCCAAAGAATCCATTTTCCTTATCAATGTGTTTTGTGACTCCCATTACTTTGGGGTCATTAGAATTATATTGGATTCTATACCCTTCCTTGCCAGCTTCAATAGTATAGGAGGTATAGTCACCAACAGGCAAGTTGATGATAGGAAGTTGATTACTTGACAGTCTCATTAGATGACCAACGAGACCAAGATGGGCGAATGCAAATACAGATCCAAACCCAATGCATACCAATTTAATTTTGTTCATTACATTTTATATGAATCGTCAGATTTTGGCGGAGATGCAATCTGAATAGGAGCTTGTTCAATTCTAATTGTTTGAGCAGGAGCAGTCTGCGATGCCTTCTCAATCAATTTCTCCATATCCGCTTTAGAGATTCCTCCTCCACCTGAACTGCCTCCATTTCCATTCTTACCCTTGGCTGTCTGAACGCCAAAGGTCGCCAGCACGCCTGTAAAAACAGAAGCTATAAAAGTTGGATCGAGCTTTTGTTCTGGAATACCTAAAGCAGGTGGTAACTTGATATAGGCAAGAGTTAGAATTCCACCAGACCAAACTAAGATACCCAATCTAACGAATGTAGATAAAATGGCAAGTTGTTCTTCAGAATCTTCCATCTTATCTTTCAGATTTCCAAGAACTCCCTTTTTAGGTTCTTTCTTTTCAGGTGTTTTTGTTACAGCGTCAGGCATGTATTGAAGGCAAGGCAGCCGTATTTAGTAAAAAGGACCCCTTACGGAGTCCTTTCCAAGTTAAACGACAATGAAATGCGTAAACTCTCTGAATTATTTCTCGCAACAGCATGTTTTAACCATGCAGGAAAAATAATATATTGGCCTTCTACGGGAGAGATAGAAACTCTTGGTTGATGTTGTCTATCAAAAATTATATCTCCAGAACCTTCAGGAACAGAAACATAATAGACACCAGCATAATATCCACCATGATCATGCCAGTTTGTACTCATATTTTTCTCATGAATATGAGACCAAAATGATGTACAGTCCAAATTATCTTCACCAATACCACGAAGATCCTGTAAAACTTCTCTTATAACAGAATCTATAAGTCTATGTGGTGGCAAATATGTATCTTCGTAGTTGGGATCAGAGTGATCCATCAAAACTCTGTTATCACGGTGCTTTGTGATGAGTTCAAGTAATGCTTTATTATCCACATTAATTGAACCAACGATAATTGGCACACTAAAACATTGTTTGACTTCAGTCAGCATCAATCAATGTAATTATTTTCTCGCAGCCACTTTGCAGTAAGAGGTGTGGGGGAATACTTTTCCCACATTTTACCTGCGGCACATGCTTCCAATGCATCTTGTGTCATGCCCTCGGTTTTACCTGCCCAGAAGGCTTCTTTCTCCCAAGGAATTGCTGAAGGAGTGGAAGCGTAGGTATGACTGGCAATTTCCTGCCAAATCTTAGGTACATCTTCTTCGTTATGAATGATGGCAATCAAACTATTCTCGATTGTACCTGCCATACAATCTTGTGCAGCGTGCCAACCTTCATGGCGAACAACACTCATCAAGACATGTGGACGGTGCATAAACCGTTCATTCAGAAAAAAATTATTTCCAACTGTATGGTACACACCACGGTGGCCAACAGGGAAATATTTTTCATTTGCTAGAAAGACACCAACTCCGACCTTATTAAATGACTGGACGATGGAATTAAACTCAGAAGCAATAGGATCGTAATTAGAATCAGGATATACATCCCGAATGTCTTGGATTGATTCAATTTTTTGGACATCATTTGTACACTCTCGGAGCAACATGCATCCCATTGCATCCATAGTGTAGTAACCTTTGGTCAATTTCGTTTCATCTGCGTTCACAGGAACAGTTGCCCCGTGCAAAGCACCGAGCAACAGTCCAGAAATAATCGCTTTAATCATGGGAGGGAAGGAGCGGAGGGCAGTTCAGGAGCAGCGGGAGACATGCCTGGTACAGAACCACCAACGGCTCCACCACCAATACCACCCAATCCTCCAAGTGCGCCACTGACTGCTTCAGTCACCGCTTTAGTTACCCTTTCTTTCGCAGTTTCTTGAATAGATTCTCTATTAAGATAGACGTAACCAGTTGCACCAACAACTGCAAGTGATACTAGGCCTGATCCTAGTGCGATTGCATTAATAATTTTCTGCATAATAAACCTCAAAGTATTTTACAACACCAAATGACGTATTATGTCCCTGCGACACCCAGTCGTGGGCACATTCGTAAATGGCTTTGGTGGAATATTTAGGGACTACACCCTCCATTTGTCCACCGTATTTTGAAAGGAGAATCTTGAGAACCTCTTCTCGAAGTTTCATCCTTTCAGGAGAATACCTCCAGTCTTCAGAATTGCTCATTTGAATTGTGCCATCCCAGTACCAGAGTTCCAACCGCCAGGACCTTCCTGGAAGTTCTCAGAACCACCTTGCGTCTCCGCTACGGTAGTCCAGTTTTTAGTTGCCAGTTCATACATCTCTTGATGAATGTTAGAAGATTCACGACTACCGTTCTTATCCCATAGACTATCATCTAGGGAGTCACGAAGCCACCAACCGTCTTGAAGATCATCATTCAATTCTTGGCATTCTTTCTCGTAAGCAAGTTGCCTCTCGGATTTTGTAGGATCACCGAACCAAGGATCTGACTGGAGAACCTCAGGTGAAGGAACGCCAACGTAGGGCTCAGAAAAAGTCTCGCATGGTACGGACTCATCGTCGATGGCACATTCAATTTTTCGTTCATCAATGATTTCGGGGGGAGTAATGATACTCTTGATTTTCTTGAGCAAGTTCATGTTAGGAAAGCCCTTATGGGTGTAGTATAACAGGTGTTCTAGGATGCGGCAATGTCAAAACTTGCACTAAAAGTCACTCTTCTTTGGTCACTAGTATTTGGATGCGTGTAATGTTTGATCCAACTAGGGAAGAATACAATTGTGCCTGGTTTCACTTCAGGTATAAAATATTTTGTTTGGAATCCTTCAAATATACGATCTAAACCAGACATAGTTGTCGTTGTATAGTCCATATTTTCAAATACTAATTCCCCACCAGAATCATTAGATGTATCTTTTTCGAAGAAGTAAGAACAACTAATAGATCTGCCAGGGTATCCATGGTCATGGATCTCTTGGAAACCATCTCTGTAGTATATATTTACCCAACTCTCAACAATATCAATAGACATAGGAGCAACTGAATTTAGTCCCTCCATATACTCAACCAAGTTAGGTTTAATAGCTTGGTTCCATACGTCCCAAGGAAATTGAGCATTGCCTGGATGTTGACAACTACTCTTACACTTTGCTAAGGGCCATGGATGATGAAAAAACTCTTCCGACTCAATGTAAGGCAGAAAAGCTTCAACAACTTTATCATGTTCTTTCACTTCGCCCACATAAAACCATGTGGGCCATACCGAATACATCATATGTTACAGTTGGAATCCTGCGAATGTGTCTTTCTTAACGTCTTGTTTAATACCACCGACAACATAAGATTCAACTTCTGTTTCTTGTGGTGCAACCTGCAATCCCTTAGATGAGATCCAGTGTTGTGTCCATGGCAAAGGATTGTTTCTCTGAGCAACATCGTAAATAGGATCAAGACCCAAAGCCTTCATTCTCTTATTTGCAATCCATTCAACATATTGAATGAGAAGTTTATCATTTAGACCAATCATACTACCATCTTTGAAAAGATAACTGGCCCACTCCCTCTCCTGTTCGACTGCCTCTTCAAACATTTTAATAATGTTCTCCTCCTCTTCCTTGGCAATCTGCAACATCTCAGGATCATCACCTTCTCTCCACCCCTTGAGGATGTTTTGAGTCAACGCGAGATGTTGGTTCTCGTCTCTTGCGATAAGGCTAATAATTTTTGCCGATCCCTCCATGAGCTTAAGCTCTCCAAATGCAAACGAGCACGCGAAGGAGACATAGAACCTAATTCCTTCCAGGATATTGACATTGGCCACTGCCCTGTAGAGTTTCCTTTTGAGTTCATAAAGTGTATCTTGTGCCGCAGGTACTTGTTCTAGATTGTGTTCCCACATGCGACCAGAACCATACTCCTGTGCCGCATTAACAAACTCATCATATGCCCTAGTGACAGCCTCTGCCCTATTAATAATGTGTTTGTCATCAACAATCGTATCAAGAACTTCTGTTGGATCTGAATATACATTCTTGATGATATATGTATAGGATCTCGAATGGATCATCTCCATAAATTCCCATACCTTAATAGCACCTTCCAATTCAGGCAAAGAACAATAAGGACTGAAAGCCATTCCAGGCCCACGTCCCTGCACACTATCAAGGAGGATTTGATACTTTAAGTTACTTGTAAAAATATGTTTCTGTTCTGGACTTAAGTCATGATAATCTGACCTATCTTTCTGAAGGGAAACTTCCTCAGGTCTCCAGAAATAGCCCAACATCTGTTGAGCAAGTCTTTCAAATACTGGATACTTATAAGAGTCATATCTCTGGACTCCTAGAGGAGCGCCAAAGAACATGGGTTGTTTCTTTGCATCAACCTTATTCTTATTGAATACGGTCATTCCTTCTGGTCTAGATTTTGCAACTGTCACAATCTTCCTCCGCGGCTGTTTCTTCGATCTGGTTAATTAATTTCTCTAGGTCTTCGCGTTTAGTGTCTATTTCATCTGTCTTCATGTCGTGAGTGTTCTGATAATAAGAAGTCTTCCACCCCAATTTGTAAGTGGTAAGAAGATCCTGTGCCATTACGGATACTGGAACTTCGTTATCAGGATAGTTTTCTGGATTGTAACTCCAATTACCAGAGATGGCCTGATCGAAGAACTTCTGCATCACCGCAACGATGTTGATATAACCCTCATTAGAAGGCATATCCCACAGTAATGTGTAGTTATTTTTTAAGTGTTGATACCCTGGAACAATCTGTTTAAGAGGCCCTTTCTTTGACTTCTTAATGGACAAGTAGTCGCGAGGCGGCTCGATTCCATTGGTTGCGTTTGACACAACGGAGCTGCTCTCCGATGGCATTTGTGCGGACAGAGTGCTGTGCCTGACTCCGTGTTGTTTGATAGACTCTCTAAGACTCTCCCAATCACGCTCATATCCTGGGTTTGAAATTTCATCTACATCCTTCTTATATGTATCGATCGGCAAAATCCCATCAGAATATTTTGTTGACATAAACTCAGCACATGGACCCTTCTCTTTTGCAAGTTGATTAGAAGATTTCAACAAGAAATATTGGAAAGATTCAGACAGTTTATGTACTGCGTCCCAGGCGTCCTGTGAGTCGTACTTCCACCCATGTTTAGCAAGATAATGTGCGAGACCGATGTAACCCACTCCAAGGGATCTACGACCCAATGTGGCGAGTTCTGCGGCTGCAACTGGATAGTGTTGATAATCAATCAACTCCTCCAATGCACGGACGGATAGATCACATAAATTTTCCAGTTCATCGAGATCTCTGATCTTACCAACATTGATGGCAGACAGAATGCACAAAGCAATCTCACCAGACACATCATCAATATGTTGAAGTGGGTCTGTAGGCAGGGTGATCTCTTGACACAAGTTACTCATATTCACCTTGTCCTTGAAGGACGAGTGAGTATTACAATGGTCGATGTTCATCAGATACAAACGGCCAGTCTCTGCACGTTCCTTCAGGATGTCCAGAATGAGTTTTTGAGCTGGGATAGTTTTTCTCGCAATAGATCCATCAGATTCATAACGTGTATAGAGATCATCAAATCCATCAGTACCAAAAGCATCATAAAGGCCTGGAACATCGTGAGGCGAGAAGAGGGAGATGTCTCCGTTCTGGATGAATCTTTCGTAGAAGAGTTTTGAGATTTGGATGGAGTAGTCGAGTTTTCTGACACGGTTATCTTCTGTTCCTTTATTGTTTTTAAGGACAATGATATCCTCTATTTCTTGGTGCCAGATAGGAAAGTGAACTGTAGCAGAACCACCTCTGATACCGTTTTGTGTACAGCATCGTACAGTTGATTCAAACTTTTTAAGGAAGGGGACAACGCCTGTGTGTTGTACCTCTCCACCTCTGATTTTAGAGTTGATGCCACGGATGCGGCCTGCGTTGATGCCGATACCAGCCCTTTGTGCGACGTATTTACCAATAGCCATATCAGAGCTAAAGATACTATCGAGGGTGTCATCAACATCAACGAGAACGCAAGATGCAAATTGACGAAGTGGCGTCCGCACGCCTCCCATGATGGGGGTTGGGATGTTGATTCTGTGTTTGCTGATTGCGTCGTAGTATCGTTTGACATAATCGAGTCGATTTTCTGGAGGATACTCAGCAAAGATCGTCATGGCAATCAAGATGTACATGAATTGTGGTACTTCAAAGACCTTACCACTACTACGATCTTGTACGAGATATTTGTCTACGACCTGTCGAAGAGCTGCATAAGTGAATAGGAAGTCACGATCATGGTCGATAAAACTATTTACCTTTTCGATCTCTTCATCTGTATATTTGTTAAGAATATCTTTGTCATAGATACCTTTCTCAACACCAGAATTAATTTGATCACGGAGATGAGGCATGTCCCTCAATCTTCCATAAAGTCCCTTCCTCAAAGAAAACAGAAGTAGCCTAGAGGCAACAAACTGATAGTTGGGATGGTCAAGATCAATTAGATCACTCGCAGATCTGATGAGGATTTCCTGAATTTGTGCGGTAGTGATCCCGTCGAAAAACTGAATACCCGAATTGATTTCAACCTGACTGGCAGATACTTGTGCAAGCCCCTCGCAGGCCTGTTCTACCATTTTATGCATCTTCTCTAGATCAATAGACTCGATTGATCCATTTCTTTTCACTACTTTGATGCCGTTACTCATGTTCGTTTCCAAGTTTGTAATTTAAGTTTTGCTTCTAATCCTTGATAGATGTTAGATTCTACCACTTCCTGAACGTTAAGTCCAGATAAAAACATATCGTTGAGATCTTTCTCTTGTATCTCCTTAGGGAAGATGACTACCTTATGACCGAGCTGGGCGGTTCTCTCAATCTTCTTAACAATTTCTCTGTTTCGTGGTTCGTTGTCGAAGACGAATACGAACTGATGATCCAGAGTGCGGAGGTCAACATCGCTACCACACATAGCAATAGCGTTTCTAAGGAAATGACTGTCGAATGGTCCTTCGGTGACATAGATTTGTTCATTGGTTTTAACAGAATCGAGGCCATATACTTTAAGAGCATCGTCTTGAAGCATAATGGTTATGTACTTTATCTTAGACTTGGGTACAAGTGAACGTCCCTGATATCCAATGATTACTCCGTCACGTCGGAGAGGAATGATGATGCGTGGCTCATCTTTTGTAACATCATCGAAGGTCTCCTTGTGTTTGTTTGTCCACTCTTTAAAGTTCTCGACGTAGTACAAATCTTCCAGTGCCTGACTGGGAAGTCGTCTACCCTGTTCTAAGTAAATTCGAGCTGGATGTTCTTTATTTAGGTCAGAGATTTTTGGCAAACCACTCAAAATATCCTTCTTTTTGAAGACTGGTTTGGGGATAGAAATCTTGGGTTTAGGTGTGTTTGAGGCACGTCCTGTAGTACCCCTTTTATACCTCTCCATGACGTACTGATCATGCAAGATAGTATCCTGATCCTTTAGAAAGTTTGTGAAGGTTCTGGTGACGCCACAGTTATGACATTTGAAATTATAATCATTTTTAATGATATACAAATATCCCCTAGCTTTATTCTTATGTTTCTGGGAATCACCACAATAAGGACAACGGAAGTTATACAACCCCCGTTTCTTTCTGGCAAATTTCTGTAAGCGTGACGATACTAATCCGATGTACTTGTCGTCAACGTGTACCATTTACTAGAGCCACTGTAGGTCTCCCTAGTATAACAGATGACTGTTCGTTTGACAATCGATTTAAAATATTCTGTCCCATCGGACTGACGAGGAATGAGATGACTGCTATTGCTCCTGCAATACTCCACATCTTTCTCTCTAACATCCTCAGGCGATTCTCTACAAGTCTTATATCTCTCTCGCAACCTGTTTTTATTTCTTTCGTCCTTTCTTCTACACACTGGTGCAGTTTATCTACCTTTTCAAAAAGAACTGCATCAATACGATCCTGTTTATCTAACTTTTCATTATGGACTGCTAAAAGCTGTCCCATCTTTACTGAGTTTTCTTGGAGAGTATCTACTACTTTTTCTAATCTTTCCAAGATTGCGGAATTAACGTCCATTTTTCTTCAGGTCTTTAACGGTTTTGAGTCTCCTCTTCAGAGGCTTAGACATAACCTTGTCATATCCCGCTACGGGTCCTTCAGGAGCAGCTGCAGATGTAAAACCACCCGTACCTACAGCCATGTTTTCGTGAACAACCTTTCTGATGTTTTGGAGGATATGATCTTTCATAAGTTCTGCAGTTCTTCTAAACACACAGGATCGACTTTAATGTCGTGCAATTCAGTCTTTGGATAATCAGGGAGTCTTCCCAAATAAAGTACAAATGTTTTAACGACAGGCCAAAGGTCCTTGTCAATTTTAAAAAATAACAACGGTGTTGCTGCCTCACCAAAAACATTATAGAGGATAATAAAGTGATTAATAAGTAGATGGGCTTTCAAAACGCCAGTAGTCCTGTAACGTTTCAAAAGCCTCTTTATCCACTTGAATCTTTTTAGATCCTCTTCAAAATCCTCTTGCGTCACTGCGTGAGGATTTTCGTAGTTTTTTATGGCAAAAATAACATAGTTGCTATCATTTAGCTCATCAAATCTCATAACGGTATTCTATTTTACCTTAAGGTATATATCAGCTATCTGCTAAGATAGAATCGTCGGATGCGTCTCCGCTGATAGTAGAACCTGCAACAAATACTTCAGTTTTAGTTCTGGTGTTTCCATGTTGATCGGTATAGGTTTTAATACCAACCCAACCAGCGTGTGCAACTTCGTAGATACCACCGCGTGCTGCACCAACCTCAGCTGGATCTGCACCGAAAACTTCATTACCTGCGAATGCTGCATCCTTCACAAGGTACTTAGGCGACTCACTAATGTTGAAAGACTGGGTTAAACCAGATCCAGCAGTAAGACCTGCTGCACTATCCAGAGTGAGTTGTGTATCCGAATCAACCGACTTGATAACTCCAGAACCATATGCACCCATGGTGATCACCTGACCTGCAGCAACAAGCCCCGATGCGGAGAAAGTTGTTCCAGATCCAGTAACTACTCCACCAGCAGTAATGGTTGTAACGTTACCAGTCGCGTATACTGTATCTTTATTTCCCCAAAGAGACATGGGCTTGACTCCAATATTAATTATGATCTAGATTTATTTATAAAAAAAGAGACCCCGTATGGGGTCTCAATGAAAATTTTATTCTCTTATCAAGCCTCTTCTCTAGTCTTAATTGCGGCCGTAACTGTTTCTAACAGTTTATCATCCATGTCGGTCTTAGTCAGCTTGACTGCCTTTCCAAGAATGACTAGGCAAATTTCGATTAGTTTTTCTCCAAGTTCCTCGTTTTCGGGAATCTTTGCGACAGCATCAGTAATAATTTTTGATGCGAGTGGTAGTAAGAATGATAGCATAATAATATCAAACAGGGTACGCCCCTATTTAGTATCAACCTGCCTCAAGAGGAGATGTTCCTGTTGCGGAAGGAATATAATATCCACCATTCATAGAACTTGGTTCTGGATCCACTGGGTTCTCTACACTAGAAGGTGCAGTATCTTCTTCGAGTTCTTCTTCAATCACTGCCTCATAATTTGTAGTGTCTTCCTCAACAATGGGTGACCCTACAACTTCTTCCTTCTTTCCTCCTAGGAGGTCTCCAAATCTAGTCATGGGTTTTCTCTATAATACTAGTTTATTTATCTACCTGCATCGGCATTCACTTGAGTGCCTTTCATGGTAGCAGCTCCTCTAAGTCCTTGACCTGCGTCTAAGTGAATTACGATACCACTTCCTGCAGGGATGTTGATGGAACCCAAGTCAGCATCATCAGCTGCATTTCTAAGAGTTACATCGCCAGCACTAGAGTCAGTATTAGATACCCAGACTGCTGTTGTTGTTTTGAATTTAGTTGTTCCTGTTGCCAGAGCAGTGACAGTTCCGAGAATTTTCATCGTAACACTAACCTTTTCAATTATTTAGTCAAAATCTTTCTCTTCTTCTGGCATGAGAGTAGTCATAACCCCCATTCTTTTCTCCCAAGTATCCCCAGTTTCGTCTCCTCTAATGGGATTGATACACTGGTCATCTCCTAATTTGTTACATACTAGACCAGCAAGGTCGGCTTCGTTTCCAGTCCTCCCCGTGTTCCACATGTGTTGTCCATTGATCCATGTGGCGCCACATTTTGGGCATTCCTTCCTCTCTAAAGAGAGGTCGGACAGCTCTTTCTCAGACATTAAAATCTCTCCAATCTTTTGGTGGTTTACCAAGTTGTTTTTCTAACCGCTTACGCATGTAATACATTCTAACTTTCACATATGCATACTTAACTTGCAAATCTGCGTATGATACTAGTCTCATTGTTTCTTCGATGCCAGCGTATGCTACCAACAGTAGAAACAATGCTACTAAAAAGTAGAAAAGAGTCATAAGCTTAGTATCAACTCGATACCATTCTACTACTATTTAGAAAAAATAGTGTAAAATTATGTAAAGATATCTCTATAGTTCTGTAAATGTGGTATAATCCCACACTTTATTAACAATTCCAGGCCCTGAGAGACTTATTAATGCGGGAATCAGGATCGTTGGCAGTCTTTTTAGATGTCAACTTCTTCTTCATTCCACTCATTCTCGCACAAAAACTCTTTCTACGAGGGTTCCCAACTTTCTTTGAAGGTCTCTTAAGATCGCTTCCTGGATTTTCTCTTTCGTAGCTCTTGCGTCCTTTTTCATTTAATCCACCTTCAGGGTTTTTGCCAGACTTTTTTTGCCAATCTTCTTTTACATCGGCAGCAGCCTTACCAGAGTAAGACTTCTTGGCATTCCTCTTAACAGTATCACTAATTTCCTTTCTACGCAAGGCATCAACAATCTTTCTTCTCTTACTATTCAAGAGAGGAGGATTTGTCTTGTCAATTGCTCTGATAGCAGCTCTGACAATTCTTCCCTCATGTACTGTCTCCTCACCCACAGGCTTACAGTTAGGAACCATACGGTTGCCCTTCTTCTTCATACCATATGCTCTGTAACCCTTCCAACACTTCTCCATAAGTCTTTCGAAGGTATTGTTTTCAAACTCTTCCTTCTTAGTCTTATTACCCCAGTTGGCAGCACCCTTCTTACGGCACTGAACAAGGCGACCAGATGCATATGCAGAAGGCCATACCTTAGCAGTTGCTTTTACTTTCTTATAACAAGCGTCCTTTTCACCTGCAGCCTCACCTAAGGCTTTGTTCGCCTTTTCTCTTGACTTCTCTCCAACCTTTCTTGCAGCATTGGTAGCGACCTCACCAGCAGTTTGCACTGCCTGTCTCTTCAGTTCATCTCCACCCTGTTTAATTGCAGTCTTAACTACTTTACCGCCTGTCTTTCCACCTACTTTGATTCCTTGACGAATTGCTTTCTTAGCAAGCATTTTACCGCCTACTTTGATCGCTACTCCTAAACCTTCTTTGATCGACGCACGCTTTGCTTTTGCTTTTGCGATTAATCTTTCTCTGGCTGCATCTCGTTCGTTCTTAGGAATAGAAGTTACAGCACTTAATTTTTCGGCAGGTTTGCCTGGAACGTGTGATTCTTTCATGGTTTCCTCAGTCTTAACGTTGATTGCCTTTCCTTTTCTATCTGGATTAGGATCTTTTCTATTTTTTCTACGGAACGCAGCCTCTTCCTCATCTTTACTGAGGTTTCTCTTCATCTTAGAAGATCCACACTTGGGTTTTGTGGTTTGTCCTGGCTGTTTGGCGCAGGGCTTTCCTGAGTATTTACCGCCCAGTTGAACCCAACCAGGGGTGCCATCAGAAGAGCGACTCTTGCCAAACCAGTCACGCAAAGAATTATCACCACTCTTGTTCCCCTCCGAGACCGACCCACCGCCGTTCCCGTTTCCACCTTCGCCGTTTCCGTTTCCGTTTCCGTTACCTTCTTTCGGTTTAGAATCATCATCTTCATCTTTTTCAATGTATCCACCACGGCCTACATGCCACCCACGGGGAATAGTCTTACACTTTTTATCAGTATAACACCAATATTTACCATCTGGACATTTTTTAGCCTCATCTTCAATAATCTCATGTGCAGTAAAGTCAACAACATGAGCCATGACATTACCATGCATGTCCTCTACGGTACTGAAACCTTCACCATAAAGAGCGGGACCCTTAGTCTTTGACTTTGCAGCCGTTCTCTCCCCCTCTGTCGATCCCTGTTGAGAGAGGGTTCTAATCTTTTTTGCTCTTTGTGCCTGTCTATGTTTCTTAGGATCAATCTCAAATGATTCCTTAGATACTTTCTTCTCGGGGAGACCTTTATGCTTTGTTGATGCAAAGTCCTTTACATCTTTTTTCTTCATGGATGCAGCAACCTTTGCAACCTCAGGAGATGCAGCACCTTCACCCTTCTGAGCAGCACGAACCATACCCATGAAACGTTGTTGTTTCCTAGATACAGCCTCTTCTTTAATATCTGGATTAACCGTGATGGTATTTTTACCACTCATCGGTTTAATAATTTTTTGACCCTCAGTCTCTTTCTTTTTATCTACTTCCCATAGATACTCCTCTTTCCAAGGATCCTGTGGTTTGTTGGACTTCCAAGGATCTGTAATTTTTTTTGCAGGTTTTGCAGAAGGTTTAGATACACCTGTCTTAAGTCCTCTATTCTTAGACTTAGAGAACATTCTCTGACCAATAGCCTTTGCTTTAGTCTTAAGTTTCTGATCAACACCAGTTGCAGCAACTGCGGCTTTACCAAGTCCACTTGCAGCGTTACCAAGATTGGAAGCCATAGCACCATATCCACCAGCATCACCAGTGAATGTGGATCCACTCTTGACCTTAGGACCAGAAGTAGCTTGTTTTAGACCCGCTTTTACACGGTCCATCCTCTCCTGACCAGCAGTTTTTTGTTTGGTCAATTGTTGGGCTCTCTTTCTAAGAGCCTTTGCTCTCTGCATCCTGTTTTGTTTTGCAGCAAGAGAATCGGCTCTTTGACCCTTCTCCATCGCAGTCTTCGCCCTATCTACAAACTTGTCTGCTCTCTTAGCAGCTGCAGCGGCAGGCGAAGTCTTAGATACGGGAACCTTAGAAAGGGCATCTTTACGAGCCTGTTTCTTAGGATCTCGGATAGAACCGATCAGATCGTCAAGACTTGGTTTTGCCATTTATCAATATCCCGAAGTATTTACCCTATCGTTATTGTCATTACCACTGTCACTGTTACCACTACCAGTGATTCTGTTTGCAATAGCATCAGAAGCAACTTGTTTTGCCATTGGTTTTACTTTGGTAAGTGCTTTCTTTGCAAGTACCTTGGCACCACCCTTTGCAGCAATCTTAGCACCAGCCTTTGCAGCAAGACCCTTAGCAAGTGGGGCAAGTGCTGCAAGTGCAGGAAGTGCTTCTTGCATTAGTTCTTCTTTTGCAAGATGAGGGGCAGCTTTGTACAGTGGTTTACCCGTAATCTTGTTCTTCATACCAGCCTTGAAGTTCTGATATGCTTTTGTATTTCCTTTCTTATCAGCAGCAGTAACTGTGTATGCTTCTTCTACTTCCTCATTTCCGAATGAACCCTCTAGGCACTGACAAGGGTCGCATCCACAAATAGGACAGTTCACAGACTCCTCAATTTCTGTTCTCTTTGCATTACAGATTACTGTTGCTTCTGCCTCAGTAAAGTCAGCAGCAATAAGTCTTTCGTATAAAGAACCAAGGTACTCCATGTGTGCTTCTGAGACCTTTCTCTTCTTCATTGCCGCCTTGATGGCCTTATCTCTGGAACCCATATACTCATCAGTTCCACTCTCTACCTTTCCGTCTCCATCATAATCCTTGTCGGCTTTTTTAGCCCCTTCATAAACCTTTTGATAAAGTTCTGATAAATCCATTTTACTAACTAGACAGTGCTAGACTTATTTATGTTTCTTTGGATCGTTAGGTTTCAAAGGTAGGATTGTCGGTCTAATTCTTTTCTTTGGTTCTCCAAATTTTCTTACAGGTTGTCCAGCAGACATAGCTTGAGCATACTCTCTATAATCATCTGTCCCAACCTCATATGCCTCTGTAAGATCTCTCAACCATGACTTAAACATAGTCCCCTCGGGGGTCATACAGATAACATAATTAGTTCCACGTCTAGTGATTCTACCGACTTCTCCAGTATTCTGATTCTCTACTAATGCACCTACTTTAAATACCGTGCCATTCATGTAGAATTCTCTTAAACCATCAGGATCAAGTTTAGGGGCATACTCCCACACAGACTCCTTAACATCAGAAGTCGAGTCAATACCCATAGACTTACGGAGATTATTGAAGAGTTCTTTCTTCTCCATGTTTCCGATATTCGGAATACCTTTTACGAATCCCTTAAAGTCTCCATCTGCAGCTGCCTTTCTCATCTTAGATGCAGACATACCCTCAAGTCCCTCAGCATCTGCGTCTCTAGCACCTGCAGAAACAACCTCAATCTCTTCAAATTCGTAAAGATCACCATTATACTTATGTGCAAGACTCTGGAATTCGCTGAGTCTATCTTGTCCCACCATGATATTGAGTTTGGTGAATCCCAATTCATTCGCAGCAACCATAACATCAAAGATGGTCTTTGCATTTGGATCATCCACAATGTCCTCTGCAACATCATCGAACATCTTTCTCATGTATTCGATCTTTGTTCCAGGTTCCAGTGGATTCTTTTTCTTATCTTGTGTTCTACTTGGATATATCTTTAGTGCAAAGTTCTTTCTAGATGCTTCTGACTTTGCTCTCTGTAATAGTTTTTGATGTCCTGTTGTTGGGGGATTGAATCTACCGAATACTACAACAACCCCATCGTACTGACTAGGATCAGTATCAGGTACTTCTACATCACTCTGCGACGTATCACCCTTCTTGGATACATCCTCTTCGCCCGATGACTTTGCAGCAGGAGTCGCATCAGGAGCAGGTTGAGCTGCTGCCTTCTTAGCAGTAGGTTCCGCAGGTTTTTGTGACTTTCCCTGACTTGGGGCATCATCGACTTTAGAGTTTTTCCCACCAGAAAACTTGAGTTTTCCATCAACGGTCTTCGCAACAAACTTGCCCTGGCGGTCGTACCAACCACCATGACCGTCACCTACCAGTCCTCGTTGTTGTGCTTGAGTAGCAGCAGAGGTCTTGGCAGCCTCGCTAAGAAACTGTACAAAACTTTTCATTGTCGGGTTACGAAGTCCTGACCATAATTTTATTTATGCTTTTGTTTTAGGAAGATATGCGGCATCACCTGCTTCAACATAGAATTTGAGTTCCTTGATAGCAAAATCACCATTTACTGTTCCAGACCTATTTTTAAATCTCAATTGGAATAATGTTTTATTTTGAGGCATAACTTTGAATAACAAATTATTTCCAGATTCATTTTCATTAACCAAAAATGATTGAGTCTCCTGTTCCAGTTGATTAATGTGTTCAACTGTCATCTCTTTGATCTTTGTCTTATCAATATCTACAACATCTGCAAGATCCTCACCAAAAGCAACGTCCCTAAAAAGTTGAAAAGCTTGTCCCTTGAATGTGGGTTGTCCCTGTCTAGCTTTTAGTTTAGTTAATACTTCCTTATAGAGTTTCTTAATCAAATCAACTTTCATCTTTTTCTCTGCAGGAGTTTTTGCTTTTGCAAGAGTTCCACCAAGAGTTGCTGCATACATCTCACGATCATCTACCTTAGCACCAAACCTCTGAAGAATGTCCATCATCCCATTATAAGGACTCAAGTTAGCAAGTGTTTTACTACCAGACTTGAGAGAGAAGTTCAAAGCTCTATCAAGAACAATGTCATCATTCATTCTAACTTCTACTTCCAAGTCACCCTTCACCAATCCTCCAGAAGACTCACCAGCAATACCATCAGCAATGATTTTAACTACAACATTATCTGATTGATTATTCTTCAGATATTGATTTTTGGTCATCTGAATCAATCTTCTGTAGTTGGTCTGAGTATACTTGATTAAATTATCAATCTTCTCACTGATCTTTCCTACATCCTGACTGTTCTTATACAGGGGTTCGTAGTTTTCCCCAAATGCCATGTTGGTAGAAGAATGTTTTAGTCTCATCTCCAACTCAACTTGGATATCATCTACTGGATTACCCGCCTTAAATTTCTTTACTACTGTCCTAAATCTTCCCTTGTGGAATAAATCTGGATCAACTTTCCTACGAAGGGTATTGACGTTAGTTTTATTAATGGTTTCGGTAGGCGATGCAAACATCTCTGCCAGGGCAATGGCAAAGATTCCTTCCATTACATCTCCTTCATTTAACTTACCAGCCATAAAAAAACCCCCTTACGGGGGCTATTTATCTTCCTCTTCTTCGTCTTTGTTTTTATTGAATCCGAAGGGAGCAGTCTGTTCTTCGGCTTCGGCACGGAGTTTATGTGCAAGTGTACATACAGACTCCATGACTCTCAAACTATCTTCAACTGTGCAGTTTTCTGGCATACTGCGATGAACAATATCAAACAGTGGGAAGAACTTATCTGCAGCTTCTTTTACTTCCTCTGGTGTTAGTGGTTTACTGTGCATTTACTTCTCCGAGTGGTACAATAACATCTTCTTTGTCTGCTAGAGCTTCTTCCGTCAAACCATCATCAATAATCTGAATTACCTCTCTGACTCGTTCAATACGAGCAGGTGCATGTTGAAAACCATAGAGTTTATGTTCAGCAAGAAGGAGTTGCATAACTGCCGCGGCCTGTTCAACAGTAAGTTCGACTTTAATCATAGATCACCTTCCTGACGATTTTCGGAATAGTAGATATCAAAACTACCATCTGGGTAACGACTCTCAAGTTTTTTCACATTGCGAGCAATCACATCTTCAAACTTAACTTCCAATGCCATACATGCTTGAGCAACATACCACATCAGATCACCAAGTTCAATCATGAGGTGTTCTTTGTTGTGAGCATCCCAAGGTTTGCCTTGGAAAATCATCTTCTTAACAATCTCCAAAAACTCACCACCTTCTGCATTGATACCAACACCAGCAGTGAGAAGACGTTCGATGTTTGCACCTTTCTCATCCAGTTCAACTAGACGATCTGCAAGGGCAACGAAATCAGTGGACGCATCTGACGTTACGGCATTGACAAACTTTTCGTAACGTTCGAAATCGATTTGCATATCAAAAATATCTTATGTTGTAATTTTACCTGTGTGGACGTGTTTCGTCAAGCGCCGTAAAGAATTGGAACCATCCAGTTATGATAACTCTATGTTCCCCCTTACGGGCATCGATAGGTTCACTCTTATGTTTATGAGTAAACCCTGCGGGGAAGAAAATTGTCTTACCCTTCTGTGGTTTTACCTTATAGTTTTGATGAACGAAGGTGGTTTCTCCACCTTCTTCATGATCAGTAAGGTATGTAATAAACGCAATTTGCCTATGATCATGTTCCATGCCATTGTCAAAGTGTTCCGCAAAGTATGCTCCACCAGGAGGATACCACTGAATCTTAGGAGCTCCTGTAGGACACATGGGCAAATCACTCATATACTTATGAGAATACTTTTGAATGGCATCCATTAGATGACCCTTATAGTCATCCAATCCATAGCTAATAAACTGATCCCCACAAACCTGAGGAGGAACCTGAGAGATATTAACCTCATAACAGTTCTTCAGAGTTGTATCAACTTGTCCATCAACACCAATTTTTCCTGGTTGAAGAAGACCAGCTCCGTTGCAGTTATTGGCAAGTTCAGATAAACAATCGATTGTATTATCATCAACCCAATACTGTTCAATAAAATTATTCATTAGAAATTTAACTTAGAGAACTTATTTTTAGACTGTGGCTTTTCTTCAGGATCATATTCTTCATCCTGTCCACTATCTAGGAGATCACCACCTTTGGATTGTTCGCAATCATAGAGACGCATCTTGGAGCGATCAATACCTACAACAAATCTTTTATTCATGTTGAGATCATTGTATCTGTTCTTCAACTGTTTCACCATAATCTGTCCTAGGTCTTCCAACTCTTCTGTAGAAATAAGGGCAAACATAAGATCAGCAGTAGCAGGGAGACCAAAGGACTCAGAAGTGTCAGTAAGGTCAACATCGGAGTTACTATAACCAGAGCGAGTGGTCTGCGTGGCAGAAACGATAGGGACGTTTGCTTCGCAAGCCAGTCCTCGAAGTTCTTCTGCAATAGCCTTAATATACGAATATGAATTGACATTGCTATTACCGCGATATCGTGAGGAAGCACATATATTAAGGTAATCAATGAAAATAATATCAGGTCTAAATGATTTCTTAAGTGCAAGCTCGTTAAGAAGTGCCCTAAAGTGTCCACTGTGTGCAGAGGCGGTTGGATACTCTTTAATTATAAGAGAACCTTGAGTCTTTGCAGCAAGTTTAGTGACTTTTGTCTCGAACATCTGACGTGGCAAATCAGTCAGTTGTTGGATATTTACATTCAGAAGGTTCGCATCAATACGTTCAGCAATTTTCTCCTCTGCCATCTCCATTGTAATGTAAAGCACGTTACGTCCGTTAAGCAAAAC